AAGATTGTGTTAGAGGATTAATAACAATTGCTGAAAATAGTTGTCAACCAAATTTTCCCGACATATTTGATTTAACCTCTGGTGTATGGATATCAATATATGCTATTGCAAGACTTTTGTGTTATATACATTCAAATAATAATGCCTTATCTGTAGATAGTATTATTGATCGAGGTATACAAAAAGATATTACACAAACACTACAAAACGAACCCAATATGTGGTTAATGGATAATAAATTGTGGCAACCACAAATTCCTCTATTAGAAGGACTAAAACAGGTTTATCAACAAACTAATGTATAAAAAATATAAATTAAAAATTTGCGACATTGCATTTGCACACTCTGTATCTTCTAGTGATAATATACCTAAATGGGTAGAATGGGACCGAACTCCTATTAAACCAAGTGACACCTGTTTTTTTACGGATTTAATGTTGCCACACGCACAAAATTATTTTTGTAAAAAGAAAATAGCGTGGTTATTAGAACCCCCATGTATTATTAATAATAGTTATTCTTTTGTTGAGCGTAATCCTGATTTATTTGATTATATATTAACACACAATCTTGAGTGGAAAAAGAATCAGTCTATAGAATTACAAAATAAAATTTTATATTACCCTATGGGGGCTGTTTGGACTAAACCACAAGATGTTAAGATTTACCCCAAAACATCGAATTTATCTATTATAGCATCGGATAAAAATTATGCCCCCGGACATAAATTACGTCATGAAGTGGTTAGAAAATTTGGTAATTATATTGATGGATTATTTGGTAGAGGATATCAACCAATTCAATACAAGTTGGATGGCCACCGCAACTACCGTTTTTCTTTGGCCATTATGAATATGAGACTGGACGATTATTTTACTGATATTATTTTAGATTGTTTTGCGGCAGGTACAGTCCCCATCTGGTGGGGCACACCGAACATAAACAAATATTTTAACTCGGACGGGATTATTCAATTTGAAACCCTAGAAGAATTAGAAAACATACTCTCCTCCTTGAATGAGGATTTGTATCAATCTATGTTACCCGCCATTGAAGATAATATTCAAAGAGTTGAACAATATAGAACAGCTGAAGATTGGTTTATACAACAGTATGGACAACTTTTATTATGAACACTAAACAAAAATGGCAATCTCTAATTCCACAATATAGACAATTGGTTGAACAATACCATATTAACGATTCTTCATGGCGGCAATATACCACCCCGTTTTGGGAACAACAATGTGATCGTATATTCCAACTAATATACCCCAACCCCCCTTTTAACTTTCTTTCTTTACCAGAAATACAACACACTATGTTTGTTAATGCATGGGGTAAATGGGCTGATGTTCAATTAGAAAAAATTAAAACTAAAAATGAAATTAAATTTGAAAAAGAACCAAATGTAGGTATGCCTATCAAGAATCCTGAATATGGATTTTCCCACAATGATTTACATCACACTTACCATTGGTGGTATTATTTAAATTATACCAACCCTAGTTTACAATATAAGATGTATTATCATTTTATAGAATTAGGTGGCGGTTATGGCAATATGGCTCGTAAATTATACAATGGTGGTTGGTGCGATAAATACACAATAATTGATCTGCCTATCTTTTGTGCGTTACAATGGCTTTATTTAAAATGTACCATTCAAGGTAGCAACGAAATCTTTTTTGATGACAAATGTTTATTTGGTGGTAATATAGGTATTGAAATATTACCGATCAATCGTGTAAGTGACACTAAATGGAATTGCGATTTATTTATGTCATTATGGTCATTAAGTGAAGCCAACCAAAAAACACTAGATTTGGTGACAAACGCTAATTGGTTCGGGGCTAATAACCTATTCTTGTCGTTTCAAAACAAATCCTCCGACATGCCACACGCCGAACAATTAGGATTTTTGGCAACCGAATGTGGTTATAATGTGGAAATTGAAGAAACAGAATATATTCCCAATAATTATTATCTGATAGGATTTTCGCAAAACAATGGAAAAAACAACACACACACCTAAAAACCTTGAATCATTAATATTCCCCTCCCCTAGTATGTATTATAACAAAAAACCTACAGATTATCCACAAGCCAATGGTAGATTATGGTATGCTTTAGGTATTTTATATGGTATACTATATCACAATTACAACCAAAAAGAAATACAATATTGTTGCGATACAGAATTAAATAATAATTGTACTAATAAAAGGTTTTAACATATATGACTTCAACCCATTTTACTTTCGGTATTTGTACTGACGGCACACAAAACGAACGTATACATAAAATTATAGATTCCATTGAACAAGAATGTCCAATACATAATTATGAAATTATTATTACGGCCCCTATAGATATTTCTATCCCACGTATCAATACTACTACTTTAAAAATAGAAGATTTAGGCCGACAAATGTGGATTACCAAACATAAAAATGAACAGGCTAGATTAGCAAAATATCCCAATTTAGTATTAATGCATGATTATATTAAATTATTGCCCGGCTGGTATCGGGGTTATTGTAATTTTGAAAATTGCTGGCAAGTAGCAATGAACCCAATTTTAAATTTAGATGGTACTAGATTTCGTGATTGGATGATATGGGACGGCGACTATCATAACGGAAAAATCAGGTTTTTAGATTATGATGTAGATGACCAAATCCATAATATGTACATTAGTGGATCGTATTTTGTAGTAAAAACAGATTATTTTAGAGAGAACCCTCTAGACGAAAATAGAGTATGGGGTCAAGGCGAAGATGTAGAATGGAGCCTGCGTTTGCGTGATTGCTGGTATTATAAACTAAACAGATTATCCTTGGTACAATTTTTAAAGCAAAAACATTGTTATCCAGCTTCGCCAGGAATTATTAAACATAATGAGTACATCAAAACGAAATAAAAAGGAACGCGATTTTTGCCATCATTTGATGGCGGTGATAGGAATTACTTAAATGTATAGAATAATAAAAGAAACCTATTGTCACAAACATCATGATGGATATCATATCGATGTATATAATGTGACTTATGATAATCTTGAATATCTTAAACAAATAACTCAATATTTAATTCGTATAATAGGTGAATGGAAAATAGGGAATAAATTAATTATTTATCCTAATCAACGTTACAACATTGTTTCCGAAGCGATTTGGCAAAATATAAGAAAGGCATATCATTTGGTATCTACTTATTTACAAAATTCCAACGACAATATTAGAGAATGGTACATAATACCTAGCACACAAGAAATAGTAGAAGTTTTCTTTTATCTTCCGTCTAGACGTTGGAAGTTAAAACAATTCCTACCCTCTATAAGAGAAGAGGGTCAATTAAGTACAGGATACGATTCTCAATTAGACGACATTGTTATCTATGACCATAATAATACAAGAATTACACTACACCCAAACGACGTAATTATTCGCCATAATAATGGTAACATTAAAGTAGTGTCGTTTGTAAAATTTAAAAATATGAATTATCAACAATTAACAAGTATGGGTGTAGGCAATGGAAATGGATGTCATTTTGTTTTTGGGGACAGAGAAAGTATTAAAGAATTACAACGAAAGTTGCTACGTTAACGTGTATATATAAAATATGTCATCACTACTCACATTAGATCAATTAATAAACGATTCTCAACAAATAAATCGTAGTTTACATTATATCCCACATAACAAAACAACTAAAGATTTTGACAGCATTAAAATTAATACGTTTGATTGTCCAATATCTATTAATCGTGCCGAAGTATTATTTTTTCAAAATTTTATACAACAATATCAACCAAAATGTGGTCTAGAAATAGGAACTGGAACGGGGGTCAGTGCGTTAATAATTGGCCAGGCTATGCAAAATTACGGTGGTTTTTATACTACTATTGATTCGTACATAGAAGAAAAACGCAATGCCTGTAACGCATATGATTTTAATCATAAAATTAATAATCAAAGCAAAACTTATCCATTTCTATTAACATTACAACAATATTATAATTTATCAAATGTATTTTTTATACAAGATAAAAGTCCCATCAACATATTTAAATATGTTAATCGTAATGAATTAGACTTTGTTTTTATAGACGCCCACCACACCGACGAATCTTTAATTCTAGATTTACTAGGTATATTGCCATTTATAAATTCGGAAAAATGTTCGATTTTTTTACATGATACCCATTGTTTTAAAAATTTGGCTAAAGATTTTATATTAAAAATATTTAATAAACCCTGGACCAATTGTATAGAAAAAGACCCATACAATTTATCCGTTATTCAAATAGGTACATATCAACAATAAATAATATGTCGAATAATCAAATTCAGGCGGTTTTGATTGATTTAGATGGTTGTTTGGTAGATATGTGTGATGTACACTATCACGCACTAAATCGTGCTTTAAAACAAGCCGCCAATTACATTATTCCTCTTGAAGAACATTACGCTCGATTTAACGGGTTGCCTACCAAAGAAAAATTAAAAAAAATAGTAAAAGAAAATAAAATTAATGAAAAACAAATTGATGCTATTTACCAATTAAAACAAACCTATACTATTAGTGAAATCAAAAATCGTATTACATTTGATAACGATAAAGTAAATATTTTAGGTTATTTGAAAAATAGAAAATACAAATTAGGATGCGTAACAAACAGTATAAGAGATACTACTGAACTCATGTTAAGACAGGCCGGGTTTTATTCTTACATGAATGTCGTTATCACTAATCAGGATGTAGATTTTCCTAAGCCACACCCCGCCCCATATTTATTAGCGATGCAAAAATTAAATGTGAACTGCAACCAAACTCTTATCGTAGAGGATTCAGAGGTAGGACTTATGTCTGCTAAATCCAGTGGGGCACATATATTAAAAATTAATGGTCCTAAAGATTTAACTATAAAACTGATTCAGGATACCCTATCAAAATACATTATTGAGTAATATAAATTATGCAAGTAATGATTTTAATGGCTGGCGAAGGTAAACGATTTGCAGAGGTTGGTTATAAAGACCCTAAACCCCTTATTAAGGTAGGTAACAAATGTGTAATAGAATTAGTATTAGATAATATATGTAACGAATTAAAATCCTTTGATAAACTAATCATTCTCTGCAAAAAAGAACATATACCTAGATTAGAACCTATTCTTACACGATATAAACAACACTTTAAAGAATTAGTATATTCTACCCAATACGACCTTTCTGGCCCCTCTTTTAGTATATTATTGGCCTCGAATTATTTAAACGAAAACGAGCCTATTATTATTTATAATTCGGACCAATATATTAAAGGTTCTTACTGGCTATCAGAAGCTATAAACTTTTTTACTAGAGAAAAAGCGGTAGGTGGTATTTTTTGTTTTGCCGCTGATGATCCTAAGTGGAGTTTTGTTAAACTGAATCATCTTGGCCAAATAGTACAAGTAAAAGAAAAGGAGGTTATTAGTGGTTATGCAACGGTAGGTATATATTATTGGTCTAAAGCCAAAGACATGCTTTGGTCAATAAAAGAAATGATACGTAAAGACATAAAGACTAACGGACTGTTTTATTTAGCCCCATCATATAATGAACTGATTCGGGGTGGAGCAGGGGATTTAGTATTACCTTGGTTTGTAAATGAAATGTACGGCCTTGGTACCCCCAAAGACTTAGAATTTTTCAAGCAAAAATTTAATCTTGAATAATTCATAATTAAAGAGGTATATCAAAAAGCTTATGAGCGATAACAATACAGAATTCAAACGTGGTCCATCACTTTCTTTTTGGAAAGCTCGTAAAGATGGCAATGGATCTTCAGCACATTTGGACTTTAATCTAGACAAAAAATCCATATTTCTGTCTTTCATGCCCCAAAAGGGAACAGACGAACGTAATTTTGACAAAGATAAGAAAATCACATCTAAATTAAATCTACAAGATGTAGGGGAAATGCTAGCTGTTTGCCGAAGACATATAGATGGAGTTGGTCGAAAAGAGGGAGATAAATATAAAGGTCTTTTTCATAGTTCTCCCAATGAGAACGACAATTCAATCATTGGTTTTGAAAAATGGAAAGATATAGGTTATTATCTAAGTTTAAGTGTAAAACGAAACGGAAATTCACAAAGAGAATCAGTACTACTATCGTATGGAGAAGTAGAACAATTACACTTATTCCTTGTTAAATGTGGTATGGAAATGTTTTAATGTTTTAAACATTAATGATTAACAGAAATAAATCGCCGTAAATGGTGGTTTATTTTTTATATTTTATTAATTGGTATTACGGTACCAATATAACCCAATACTTCATGCGATTCAGTACGTAATACGATAGATTCTATATAGACCGGAATAACTTTACCATTACAATCTACTATTGAACAACTTAATGAAGTAGATCTCTGTTGTTGAATACAATCTTCCCATTCTTCACTCACCCTTTCTCTATCTTCTTCTGATATTATTCCCATCCAATTTTTATTTAAAAATTGATTTAAATCATATCCTGTAATTTTTCTCAATGCTCGATTGACAAAAATACAATTACCATAATTGTCGCATTCCCAAAAACCTATATTAAGATATTCTAAAAGAGTGGTTGTTTTATAATTATATGTAACCAAAATCTTTTCAATACGATGGATAGCGTCTTTCATACTTTTACCACCATTGGGTGATAATTCTGTTAATATCTTTTCAATATCGGTATATATTTTTACGGTACGATGGATACCTCGTACTAAAGGTTTAGCACCAAATTTCCAAATACTATAACTCGCTCCTAGGATAGCCCCAAGACCTAGTATACCCTGAATAAGAAGTTCCCAAGTAATAGTAATATTCATATAACTAATTATTCACCATCTCGTTTTACAGTCAAAACAGTGGTGGTCCATTTTTTTTGAGGACAAAAACCTGTTTGTGTTTTACAAACAATAAAACAACCGCAAGGAGCGTTGTTTTTTTCTGGATCGGGAGCCATACATTGTGATTTTAATGTTAATTTTCCGTTACTGTCTTTGGTAGAATATTGACATTCTCGACATACATCTCTATTTTTTTGAATATCTTCATCAAAATATAGAGTTTTTCCTTTTAAACATTTAATAATTTTACTAATACCATCTTTAAACCATAACAATTTATCAGGTTGTTGTAATGCTGCCTGTCGTAAATTTTTAAAAACATTTTGATCAGCCACCTTATTATTTAATAAATGTTCATCAACCAATGTTAAACTCTGTGGTGCCGACACAGAATTTGTATTGTGGTTTGGTTGTATTCTGTTATTCCCGCATCCACCGCATCTCATTACATTTGTCCTTTCATATTTAACACGTATTCGATCCTAAAAATCTAGGATCATTAACAATATCACCACTAGCAACAAATATTTGTTGAATACCACAAAGATACCCAGATGCCGTTGTAATCCAAGATCTGATTCCAGAATAACTCATGGGTACAACAATTTCTTGGATAGTACAAGAAGTCCAAATTTTATTATTAATAACTAAATTCGCTTCATCCAACCATTCATTAATAAACTCAAATATTCCCCCTTCACAATCACTATGTCCTAATTGTTTACCGTCAAAAGGACTAATGCCCGAAGCAATATATCTTTGTGTTCTACTATGAGAAGCTTCAACAGCTTCGCAATTACCAGAATTAACGGTTTTACAAATTTCTATATAATAATCAGCATATTCCTGAAATGAGGTAGTAGAACCCATACACCCTACACCAGAATCCGGCCTACGTACCTCAATACCAGTACAAGGGGTACCACAACACAAATTATCAGCCACCAATGTAGGATAATTATTACAATCATAAGTGGTAGTTACTACATCACCACACCATTGAGGAGCCGGACTAATAATATTACACGGATTATTATATGACCAACAAGCACCACTAATTGGGGTATTAGGACAACCATCAAAAACCACAGTATATGTTTGTACCGTATTACCCTCAGCAACACAATTACAACTGTTTTGAAACACATCTACATGAGTTTCCTCGGTATAATCATATAATACTCCCCAACATGGAGGCAAGCAATTACCTTGGACAAAACATACACATATTTGAAAATTACATAATGGACCTAAATCACCCAATACACAAGGTTGAACATTATTAGTAATAGTAACCGATCTGTCATAAGTAATATCTTGTGTAAATGGATCAGTAACATATTGATCATAACATCCGTCACCCGGATTACACGTATAAAAACATTCACAACAAACAGTACCACACGAAACATCAACACGATAATCACATTCTGTATGTGGGGTTCCACATATATCAGCAAAAGTTACCGGAAATAATGCGGGTCGGAATAAAACTTTAAGTGCGTAATTTTTATTGGGGCCATTACTATCAACCGGCATTGCTCCTACAATATTATCCCAATTATCACAGGAACCACATACACCACCGGCCAATCCAAAACAATTGGTTCCATTAGGAGAAGCCAAACATCCTTCTGGTATCTGATGATGAAAACTAGGCGACACAGCACCATTTTGATAGGTGTTAGTACGTAAAATAATGTTGGGCAAGGTGCCGAATTGTGTAAGATGAGGATCAAAATTCCAAACATGAGTAGAACAGAATACTCCCCACGACCTAGGAATAATATAAGCTGTTGGAATAGATTCTCTAGGAATATCTTCTTCTTTAACTAGTGTGCCACCCGTAGGATCAATAACTTGACACCAACCAAAAAATAGAGAATCAAACGGGTGACAAGGTGTTTGTTCATTACAAAATAAACATTTTAAATCTGACCAAGGTAAATTATCATCACCATCCTGATATCCTACTACAGTCTGTGTAGGAACGTGGATTATTTGGAATGGTACTTTAACCATCATAGGAATATTGCATTCAGGGTGAAAATTGTGTTGACACACATATAATGTAGGTTGATTAAAAGCATAATCTTCTACATAATAATTGGCATTAGATTGGTCATTATGATTAACAGGGTGTGGAATAACACGACCATTAATACCATCACACCTATATACCGTATTACACGGACAACGTTCAGCCCGGATATACCATTCAGTTTTGCAAATATAACTATCACATCCAACTCTAGATAACCAATTTACTGATACAACCTCGTCACTATCACAATCAACTTCAATACCGTTTTCATAAATAACTGCATTAGGAAAAATACAAGGAGGCAATTTAGGATCGTGTTCAGTACTACCACCTAATTCCGTCCAACCACATCGTCTACGAATCCAAGATTCTAGTGTAGTAGATGCCCCCAATATATTAACGGGGGTTTTATCTAGCAAGGGTTCTTTATAACTAAAATTATAAGTAGTATGACTATATCCAACACCCGATGTATATACTGCTTGACTAGAAGTATTTCTAAAAGTTACATCGTCTAACCAAATAATAAAACCTGTAGCACCAACTCCTGTAGTAGCAATAAGAGGATTATATGTACCAACTCCAATATAATTAAAAGTTAAATTGTTTAAATCATCAATACAATCTCCTACAGTATATTCTTCATTTTTATTGGTATTAATAATACCACTACGAGAAAATGGTTCTTCTACCACACCAGTAGTAGTTCCACTACCTACCACATAAATAATACCGCTAACTACAGAAATATTTAAAACAGAAAATGGGTCCAATGCTTGTGTATTAGGTTTAATATGAATTACCGAATTACGACAACCTTGTATACTAGACCACCAGGCATGGGTATTACGTGAAACATCATAATATTCCGATGTATCTCCACTTTCTTTAGGCAATTTATTATCATACAATCTACACATTGGGGGCGGAATAGCCTCTGATGCAACAGCGGTGCCAGTAGGTGTCATCCACATTGGAACATAAATAGTAGTTGGAACAAATAAATTATACCTTGTTCTATTAGCATCACAACCAATAGATACTGAAGAACAACCACCAAACATATCTTCATAAGATAATAAACCACCAATAATATCTGATCCACTATATAAACTAGAATCAGAATCCGGTCCATCTCCACCAGGAACGGATGATAAACCTAAAATATCTGTAGCATATTCTTGCTCAAACAAATCGGCAGAATTATTAATAATTTTAGAAGCAGATATAGTTTTTGCACCACTACTAGCCGGACAAAAAGCAAATAGATTACAATGCCAATCATCTATTTTTATAGCATTGATACCATTCAAAAAATCACCTACTGTTTTACCACTAGTATCAAAGGTAAACTCTACATAACTACAACCAGGAGTACCACCGTAATTCCAAGTAAAATCAGAACTAACAGTAGTAGGATCAATTTCTATAAAGAAATCTAAGTCGTCATAGGCACCCGTACCTACATAAAAAGAAATAGGACGATGTACAGAGGCTCTAACGACAATTTTCTTTGTCTCTAACCATGTACCAATAGTTTTAATAGTACCTTCTGGTGCATAATCCGCACCAAATCTAGTAGCAAATGTTAATGATAAATAACTAGGACCGCCTGCCGGGTTATTTGAATTATTATATGGTTCAGTCCATGCTAAATGCGTATCATTATAAATATCGGGATAATACGCCCCAAACGGCCCCCAAGGAACATCTTTATGAAACTGTGCTATAAATAATTCAGGATAACAATTACACGGAATTTCATCTTGACAATTAGTGGCAAAATCACAATCCGGTTTTATAAATAAATTTCTATTAAACCAATGGTCAAACTCGAATCTACCCTCCATTCCAAAAAGGAAATAATATGGAGAAACTGCATAACATCCCGACCCCCCCTCACTCCCCGTAGGAACCCATACAATGTTATCTAAATTAGACCATCTAAATACACTAAAAGGGTCTTGATTAGAACACCCATTATAACAATAACCTGAAATACCCGCTATAACTTCTAAACGATTAGTTTGATTTGGACCTAATACTGTCCCACGTTGGGGACAACACTCTAAACCCGACACAAACCAAGAAGGACCACCCGGATAAGTAATAGCATTTTCGTATGGACATATTCCACTATTACCTAAATAATTATATTCAGATTCACTACCCAATGCTAGATATGAATTGAGAATATAATCCCCGTATATTCCTGTAGCCACTACCGATGGTGATGCCCCACTAGGCACAAATAACATATCATTAACTAATATATTATTGTATTCTATACCGCATAACGAACCATGAAACGAAATCTCGAACAGTCTTTTATCTTCTTTAGTTCCAAAAAAGTAATATTCTACCCAACCACTATTAACAATAACATCAACATCATCATTACCAACTAAGTTGTTTCGTAATTCTGCTTGTAAACCACTAGCAAATATTTCCGCGTCAGGATCAAAATATACAGGATTACTAAGTTTACCACCCCAACTTAAAATTAAATGGGAATCTTTACTATCCCAACTAGCAGTATCATTAGTAAACAAATATATTCCACTATCGGGTGCTACTATTCGTGCAGGAGCATTAAACAAGTGTCCCACGTTAATATTAATAGTTGGGTTCCAAAATGGAGATATCGTTGTTAACGACAAAAATATATCAGAAATAAGAGTATTAGATGAAACAGGAATACCAGTAACGTATCCAGTAGTAATAACAGTTACTTCCGTATCTGTCCAATTAATTTCTGTAGTATCTGGTACAGAGGTAGTCCACTGAATATCCAAAATTCCGGTATAATGACCATTTAAAATGTTGGTCCATCCATCAACTTGTAACCTCTGACATTCACATATTCTATTAGTATTACCTAAACATAATGATCCTGCGTGAAAAAACACCCTTTTTTCATATTGACACTGATCCCATTCCTTACATACTTCTCTATAAGGTAGGGTCATTTCACATGGGATGCCTTCCCAATAAAAATCAGATTGCGTATCACAACAACACAAAGCCAAACGGTTGTCAATTAGAAGCAGTTTATTATTATAATATCTTAATTGATCACCCATAATTTATTAACTAACCGATTAATCTACGACTAGTTCGTACATGACGTACTTGAGTCATATCTATACTTAATATTCTTTCAGTAGTACCCGATGTTTTATAAATACCAATTCTCATTGGTATAATATCTATAGTAGGATCGGGAAAATTACCCGTATGTGTAGCCACTGGATTATACATATCATTAATATAAAATGATGCTTTATTTCCATCGGTATCAAAAATAAGTCGTAAGTGATACCAAGTATTATTACTTAACAATACATTTGTATTAGTTTCTGTGCTTACTGCTGAACCACGCGATTCACAAATCCACCCACTATGATTAGTAGTATACTTAAATTGTAATGCCTGATTACCCTGAACCGATGTATTAAAATTAGCCCCTACCGCTATACTACAAGTGTTAGATAAATCGTCTATTAAATCTAATGCCACCAATGCATCTAAAATCAGACCACCATTTACCGTCCAATCATTATCATAATGTATATAAGCTTTACCATTATTACCAGTTCCGGTTAATAATTGTACACCACACCATTCTCCACTTCCATTACCCATATTATGATTAATATTTCCACCATTAGCATTACCATAATTATAATTAGTATTACCAACAGACCACGCTACTGCTCTTCCTCCTGCAAAATCATCAAACAAAGTGGCTACAAAAATAGGATCTCTTAAATATTCTTCATAACCGTTTAAAACTCTCCAACGGGCAATTTCTCCATCAAACAAACAGGTCCAAACATCATAAGGTCTTATAACCATATTAGTTTGTATCGGCAACCAAAACGGATATGTAGCACTAGCAAAATTGTTATGTGTGATAATAATGTCACCCGTACCAGCATTAGTTAAATATACCATACGACCAGTATATGGAGTAGATAATCCGTCAATTCTATAACCATGAGCGTTTGAACGCAATCTAATAAAATTAGAACTAGGAGTAATCTGATAATTGGAAATATTTCCCGTAATAAGGGTGGGTGTATCTTGCCCATGACGTTCTAATAAGGTACATCCTATATTAGGCAACGTAATGTTAATATCTGAAGTGGCAGAACCACTAACTGTAGTTTGTGATCCTGTAACACCTATGCGATAATACCGTGATGCTAAAGTACCCGTATGATCAAAATATCCCAACAAAGTACTATTTAAATGTCTAAATTCAATTAAATGACCAGTAGGTATAATACCACCCGTACCAGCTAAATTAGTATTTTGATGTAATACTAAAACTGGTGCAGCACTATCTGTTTCCCAATCGTTTTTAATTACCATTCGTGTATTAACACGAACACCAGTAGGATTAAATACCGTATTTGCTAAACCCGAAGTAGCAATACCAACGCCACTCGTGCTTACAGCATAATACATGCCTGCGTATTGATTTGTATAAAATCCATACGCCAAACTATCATAATTATCGCCATATGAACGAACACCACTAGTAAAGGTCTTCTTACCACCAACGGTTTGGGCCGTAGTTAAATCAACCCAAACCTTTCCAGTAGATGAAGTTCCTCCTTGAGCAATACTTAAGGGCGTAGTTAAACCTTGTAACTCAGTAATATTGGTATTAACACCCGCTTCAATGAAAGCTACACCTGTTGATAAAGCAATGGTGATAATTCCACTAGCAGCGGTATAACCACTAACATTAATAGAAATACCACTTCCTTCTTTTAATGTAAATTTACCTACTTTATTACCCGAACTACCAATTAATATATCACCAGTAGATAAAACGTTTAATCCTAATCCACCATATTCTAACAACATTGGTGTATGTGCCAATCCATCAAACAAACCAGAACCAATTAACCAACCACTAGAATCCCAGGGTCTACCACAACCCGAACCACAATATACAGGCAAACCGCTAATCGTAATATCACCACCAGTACCACCCCCACCACCAATACCACCTGGAACAGTACTTAAACTAGTACACGCTTCGGTATCAGGCGGCTCTATAGTCCACATACCAAATTTAGGCTTATGTAGACCAGTATGCTGATGTTGAACAACAAAACAAAAACTTCCTGATGACCAAGCGAACACTTTATAAGAAGTGGGTTCAGGTTTTGGTCCTATATGAGAAATACCAGTAATAGTAAAAGTATTGGCTAATCCATCAAAAGACTGAATATCATATGTTAAATTTTCTGCAAAATATCCACTTGAAAAATCAGTAATAATTTGTCCAGTGTTATAAGCAGCAATTATATGTCCAGCCCTTACACTTTCCCTACCACACCATACTCCACGATGTTGATCCCATCTTAAATCAATAGGTCCGGCTAGCCAAAAAGGATGACTTACTAAACTTCCGTGATATACAACAGCACCAGTGGTACTTCTAAAACCGGAACTTGGAGTAGTATCACCCCAAGCTCCGCTTGGCGTAGCATTAGTGCTATATACCGGACTATTCCATCCTTCAGTAAAGTTAGGAGCCGGATATCCAAAAATATCATATCCCCATCCTACTAAAGTATTAGGTGTTTTAATACCCAAAGAACGGACACTAGTAGGAGAAATCTGTGTTCCTAAATTGTTGGAAACACCAGTTCCAGAAAGAATACCATCATTTAAAGTATTTAATCCATATGGATTCAAACCCGATGCTGAGGCACCAAAAAACCCGGTACTATTTAATGTGGCAATGCTATGATAAAAATAATGTGGATTTCCACTAGCATTAAAATCGGTTTTAAAAGGTTTAAAAAACCCCTTAAAATTTAACCCATAAGATGTAGCATAACCACTAGGATTTCTTAAAAACCCCTCTAATCCTATACGATCTGTTAATCCAAATTTTTCCCACATTTAATTTAATTACACCCAAATAAATCCGATTGGATTAAACGTACCCGAAATAGTGGGTAGTGCCGGTGGAGAAATGTCAATCATCTGACCCGGATCAGATTGTATACCTCGACCCTTAGAAATATTTTGTAATTGTGATGGTTTGGTAATTAATAATTCTTGTTTGGTCGTTTCCACAAATTTATCCAAATTAACAATATCCCTCCTATTAGCATTAATCTCACTATTCATATAATTCACTTTATCAAATAATAGTTTAGTTAAACGTTGATTAGGTAAAGCAAATGTTTTAATACTATATCTAGTAGTTAAACCTTCTGCCCCTAATTGAATACTTAAACCATTAATATTAGCGGCGGTGCCAATAGACTCCCCAATATTAAAATCGGGTAAACCTGCTACAGTTAATTCGGCAGAATCAACCAAAATATCAGTAACTACCGCTAAATTCGCCAATTGCTGACCGGCTGTTAGGAAATTTTCGTAATTTCCATAAGTCCACGGTCCTAAAGACGAATCCCTAACTACTTTTATCCCGCCATTTTCACTACCAGATGCTACAAACGGCCCAAAATTATAAATAGTACTTTGCATTGCAATAAAAAAGCCATAAATATCGTTACTATGAGGTACATTATATGCTCTCGGTGGTGCTAATCCATAATCATGAGTTTCACCTAAATTATATAATAAACCAAAATTTAAAATATTAGCCTCTGTATATCCTAAAGCAATCAAAAAATCATAAAATTGTTTTTCTTGATTGTAACCTGATGGTCCAAGTTGTGCTTGTAAAGGAACATTAAGGGTAACAATACCCCAATCAGGATCGCGTTCAAATTGTTCTACCTTAATAGGTACAACTAATTTATCACCTTGATTTTCAATAAAAAATTCGTCACGTTTTAATAATGATAAATCGATAGGATACGGAAATTCGCTATTAGTAAATGTATCATAATCTACCCAACCAAGAAAACTTCTAAAACGACCCACTTCGTCTCTAAAGGTCGGATTATGTGTAACAGCTAAACTAGGATAATTTAGTAAACTTCCTGTAGGTAACGATCTTTGTTCACTCCATGCATAATCAACAGGAGTAAATTCAGCTTCAGGAAAAAGGTTAGTTGAGTTAAATTCGCCGGTTTGTGCCCAACTACTGTTTCCTATAGTAACAAACCACGATCTACCATAATATTGTTCAGCCGTCTCTCTAGTTGCCTCATATACAGCATTAATTAATGCGGTTGTTACGCCATCTCTATTAACAATTTGGTTAGAAACAACAGATAATCCCAAACCTAATGGTGATAATCCCGATGATAATAAATCTGTAACTAAATTTTGAAATTGGGAACCAGTTAAAAATCGCTGATCTGTAATACCTAATCCACTAGCGAAATTAGGTTGTTCATAATATAATATAGTTTCCCAAGAATCCTGACTATACAATGCTGCACGCATTACTAATTCAGAAGCATAATAACCTGAAACCGATACATTTGGAAAATAATTACGTTGTACACGAGGAGGATATAAAGTTACACCACTGGTTTTAATGTATTCAATTTTGTCATAAGTAATAGTACTATTTATTCTATATGACCCCGACCCGGTAATATGGTTTAATAAGACAATACCCGAACCATTATCACGAGGTAAAGATAATACATTACCATCATCAGTTCTGCCCCAATATGAACGAATCTCGTTAGCCTGTGGAAAGACCCAATAGGTTTGTGGGGCACCATGTAAAATTACGGTAGTAGCTTCCGACCTTAATTCTTGACCGAAATCCCAATTAATTAATACGCCACTATCCTGCATTCCGCTAACAAATACCGCAATTTGGTCAGGATCATTAGACTGGTCACGGTCTATATGTTGAATAACGATTTGTCCGGTAGGATTAGTATGGGTATCATAGTCAATATAAACATAATAATCCAAACCCATATCTTGACCCACTCTTTGTAATAAACTATCCAAAGACATTTCGGTACCCGCTATACGATACCATGTAGGAATACCAGATGGGTTGGTGGTATTGTCTTGATCTAAAAAACCACTACTAAATACTAAAGTAAAATCTTTACCATAAATATTAATAACACCACTATTGTCTAAATAATCACGTATTTTTTTAAATGTTACGCCTTCTGGTGTAATATGAGCATCGGTAGGATTATCGTAAAAATCCAATAAGTTAAAAACATTTCCCAAACTAGTACCAGATGGCACTAATATTTCAGAATCTAAACCAACAATAATATTAGAAAAAACAACTCTAGGGTCTACTAATCTAACGTTATAACTATATCCTTGTGGACCATTACGTGATCTCCAACTTTGAATAATACCCGCAAATTCTAATGCTCCATATTTAAATCCGGTAATATTACCCGGTTGTGACAAAGTACGCAAAAACCCTGTAGCAGCATTACTACTATCTTCGGGGTGATAAGGATGACCTTCAATCAAATCAATATCTAAAGAAGTGGGGGTATTATTAAGTCCAAAAGATGCAGACGCCCTTTGAACATAAGCCCCTAAAAATACTTTAACACCAGTAACATCTTGCTGAGGCATATCCCATCCCTTAACTTGGCGAAACTATATTATACGTTGTAGTATAAAATCCATTCTTCCAATCCCAATTTTCTGACTGACCTACTAAAAACCATCCCGTCAATTGAGTACCTAAATCACTAACACCACTTGCTAAAAATCCACTAGCAATACTACGTGGTGTAGAAATATCATTATACTCCCAATAATTCCCGGTGCCTTTTGGGTACATTGTTAAGGCAACATTAACAGTTCTGCGACGTTCCGAAAAAGTATTAATATTTTGAATTATTGGACCAGCTGCTCGTCCCGGAATAATTTGTGGTACTACTAATCGAGCGGGTAGAGTTTGATCTATATTAATATCAAAAATTGCTACTCCGGCTGGAGCATCTTTATACCAAGCATTATTATATGTCGCCGAATAATTAATAATTCCGGCCACTCTATTGATACCAAAAGTGCGATTAACTACCCGATTAACCAAATTAGGTGTATTAGTACCTAATTTAAAGAAATCGGATTGGGCACGAGTATACAATTGATTTTTAATCGTATTCCAACCTGTTACTGCATTAGCAACTTTAGTAGTAGGATCATCACCACTAGCCAAACCTATAATAGTGCCTTGTATGGTGGCTGTAACCGATAAACCAGCATGAGTATCTGATAATGCGTTAGAAGTATTATATTCAACAGAATATTGATCTGAAAATAGATGGCCCGATTCTGAATCTAGATAATTAAAGGTAAAATTATAATTAATAGTACCTTGATCTTTATTAAAACTAATAGATTTAGTAATGGGTTCATTAGTAAACAAACCACTATAAGAGGCAGCATTTCCGAATAATGTTCCACCATAGGCAAAAGCCAATGATTTTATGGTAGGTTGAATAGTAATCCAACCCGTTACTGCTCTATTAAATTTACGATCATTAGGCCCATAATATCCATCCGAAGTCAAGCCTTCAATAGTACCCTGAATACTTACTGTAGGACTAGCATTTTGTCCATAATCAAAACTTACCCCATACGTATGAGTATATGTATGTGTACCACTATTATTTATAAATTCAACCGAATATTGTAAAATACCATTATCATAATCTTCTTGTACATTATATCGAATACCACTTCCATTAGCACCCACCATTATTGGTAGTAAGTCTTTTAAAGTATTATTCCAATAAGTCAGTGCATTAGCCAATTTACCCGACCCATCATTACCCGATGGTAATAATCCTTCAATTGTACCATTAACAGTAATTGTCTCTATGGTTGGCGAACCGTTACCGAAAATACCAGACGGTTGTAAATTACGAGAAATGCTTCGTTTTTCAATATAGTTATTAGGAGAAAATAAATAGCGTTGACTTATCGAATAACTTCCACCAACTTTATCAATATTTTCTTCAGTAATTAGATTATATTGATTGCCCGTAGGAATAGATACAAAATGAGTATCAGTACCCAAAGGTACATCTGCCAATCTATTTTCTACCCACGTTTTAGCGTTTAGCCAAGGTTCAGAACCAATTAATCCACTAACATATGGTGCCGCAAATCCTACAGCAGATACATTACGAGTAATTTCCATTATACCAGAAACATCACCACGCTCCTTAACTTGCCACGTATCACTAACTTGACGTAAATATAATCCACTAGCCCCAAAAGCAATATCTTCAGTTTCTACATCTGTATCTTGTCGTTGAATGGAGGGTGCTTCTAATTCAATATTGTAATTACAAATATTAACCCAAGTACCCGGACTAAAATCAATAGAAATTAATTTTGGATAACATTCTATCGGTGATCCACCCGGAGGGTGCCACTTTAATACCGATCTAATACCAGAAGTTTGTAATTGTCCGAGCGTTTCTCTTAATTGTTCTTGTTTCTTTAAAATAGAATCAAAACGATCTTCATCGGAAACAAAGTTTTCATCAGGTGGGCTTCCATATCCATAAAACCAACCATTACTTAGTGGCGAACCTTTATTGGGTAGTAATGTACCATTGAGTAAAATACGAAAAGTGGTAGAAACAGTTTGTCCATCCGAGGCCAAATTAGCCTGACGGTTTATTGTAACAAATGGGGCCGGAATCAGTCTTTTATCACCAATGAATAACATTATCTTTTTCCATCCTTATACATTAGCAAATGACGACGAAATTTGACTAGATTTTTCTACATCATCCCCAAAAATTGCTGACAGTTTAATACCTATTGATCTCATAATATCTGATTTGATTTGAGGTCCAGCCATTGCCAAAATATCTGGTGCTGTTAAAGCTACATTAACCTGAACCGGACTTACCTCTAATGTAAATCGAGTAGGTTCGTTAACCGATTTTTCTAATTCATTTTTAATGAATATTAAATTATCACTAATAATACTTATATGATTACCAATAGCGTTTAATTCGGTAAGTGCCGATAATGTTTCATTTATAGAATCAATGCGGTTAATTACATTATCTAGATTAACAATAACACCAATATTAGTATCTGCTTGCGGACCCTGAACCCTTTGAATATTTTCCCCTCTAAATATACCACCGAAACCACCGGGTATATCAAAAACATTAGGACGACTAATCGAAGGGGGTACAACATCCGGGTTTTGAATAGGAGTTACATTCCTTGGACGAAGTGGTAATCTTGGTTCAGGAAAGAACGGATGACTAGGAATCTGAGTAGGAAATTCTCGTGGCTGACGTGGTGTAGTAATACCCGGAATACCAGGACCAATAGGAATTAAGGGTTCGGGGAAAAATGGATGGCTTGGAATTTCTAGCGGACGACGATCAGGAAGAGAAGGTAGAATATTTCTAGGAGCTTCTACAATATTAGGTGTTTTTACTAAATCTTCTAACGATCTTTTATTTTCACGTCTTATTTGATCAATAAGATCTTTGAACGGTGTTGCAGCACCTTCCCCTCCTGTAGCTTCTATTAATGCTTCAAATCCTTTGATTAAAATTTGGTTGGTTTCACTAACAGTATCTCGTAAACGATCAAATTGATCATTATTTTGAATAGCACTAGCAATACGCTGTAATGTAATTCGTTGATCTTCAACAAATTGTTGTTCTAATTCAACTAACTTACGTTGAGTTTCTACAAGTAAAATTTGTTCTTCGCGTAATTGACGTTCTAAATCAAATGCCGCTTGCTGTTGATCACGCAAATCTTGTAATTGTTGTCGAATAAAATCAGCCGCTTGACCACTAGTCTCACCTGTAACAGCTGATCTAATAGCGGCAGCAAATGCAATTCCTAGTTCTTTATTAATATCCCCCAATAATTGGGCACCAGTAAACCCTCCCACATCAATATTACCAATGGCCTGTAATAACCTTTGTAATGCGGTAAATCTTTGTGGAGTAAGACCTTCTAGCCCGGCAGTAACATTATTTAATCCACCGCCCTCGATAAATTTCTGTAAAGCATCAACACTTTCAGTTAAATCACGTTCAGTAAATTGTTGAACCGCTTGACCCGCCGATTGTAAATCGGTACGTAATGTCAAAAATGCTTGACGTAATATATCACTAGCTTGTGATGCCGCACTAATACGACCATCTAATTCATCCAGTCTTTGATTTAATAATTGTTGCTGACGTAAAAATTCTATTTGTGCTTGTAAAGACTGTTCAAATACACCCTGCTGTGTAAAAATGTTTACACCACTAATATTAGCTTGACCCGCTGCTCCCACTAAAAGATTACGATTTTGAGCCGCCGCCAATACTTGAGAAATAAATTGTCCTATTGGTTGATTAAATTGTGTTGCTTGTGCCCGCCCACGTAATCTTCCTGCTGTAATAGCAACAATTTGTGATTCTGTCAAATCATTAATAAACGCTTCTTGTTCAGAAACTCTATCTTCCAAATTTTGTTGTAATGATCGAATATTTTGATTAATATCAAAAATATTTTGATTTAATCCTAAAAGTTGTTCTTCTAATTGTCGTTCTAATTCTAAACGACGATTAAATATTTCTGCTTGGCGACGAATTAAATTGGCAATTTCATCCGACCTTTCATTTAAAAGACCACGCACATTACCCAAAATATCATCGCTATCTGTAAATAATTCTTTGAATAATTGATCAAACGTTTGTCCGGTAATAGCCGACAAAAATTCAAAAAGATTGCCAAATTGTTTTACTACTTCTTCAGAAACTTTACGGTCTTGTCTTGCTCTTTCAGAACCTCGTTGTAAACCCTCAGATACATTCTGTACAATACTTTGAATAACAGCACTAATATTAGTTTCAAATTCAGGATTTAAATCTGGTCCACCTAGATTTTCTAAAAATATATCAATACCCGTTTTAAAACGCTTGTTGAAATCGATTAATACACTACTGATATCTAAGGAAAGTTCCGATAAATCTGCCACTATACCAAAATCATTTTGCCTCAAAAGAGTCAAATTATTAGATGATAAATTGGCACGAACCAATGAAGTGCTATCTATAACAATATTATTTAATAAATCTAATTGTTCAGTAAGTTGTTGATTAAATATATCACCTAATACTGCAACCGATGATAATACAGTACGTAAATTACGGGCCGCTTCCCTAATTTCATTCCTGAAACGACCACTGGTTAAAGGCGGTGTTGGAAAAGTAACAGAACTTAATTGTTTAATAATAGATAAAAACTGATTTAATACATTAAGATTAACTTCTAAAGGTCGTAAACCTAATGATTCTCTTAATTCATCAGCGGCTTGAAATTCTTGTAATAATCTAGTACGTAATCCTTCGTTGAATAATCTATTAAAATCGCTGACATTTAATCCGGACGTTGTAGTAATTTGCTGATTAACATCATCTCCTACTTCATTAATAGCAGATTGTATAGCTAATAGCAGACTTCTACCAACCTCATCACCACCACTAGTTACCAATTGTTTTAAAACAATTGTTTTTATTTCGTCTTCAGTAAAATCGATACCCTCTTCTTCTCTACCCAATCTTCGTAATCGGGCACCAAAAGGTAAAAATTGTAAAAACCCTAAATCACCAAAAGTTTGCCTAATTTTTCCTCTACCCGCTGGTGCTTCAAATGCTTCAGCAATAAATTTTTCTATATTTTCTTCTGTGCCATTCAAAAGAACATTTATTCTAGCAGCATTCACCCTAAAACTTCTTGTAAACTCACCTAAAACGCCTTGAGTACCAAGACTAACTGGGGCACCCGTACCTAAAGCAATATTAATTCTTTCTTGTGAAGTTTTCTGTTGGGTTAAAGTATTAGCAACAAATGCTTTTCTATTTTCATCAATAGCTTTACTTAGCTGACTAAAAAAGGCAATAGTACCAATAACCGCACCCGCCCAAGGATTAATAGCACCTACCACCAATCCTTGAATTAATCCGGCATTTAATGCATCAGTAACATTACGACCAGTAAATCTACTAGTACCCGTACCAAGTTCGGTATCTCCTAATATATTACTACCTAATAATCCCGCACCCAAAGCCGCCCCACCAACAGTAGCAATAGCCCTACGACCTGTACCAAAAAACGTCTTAGCAGTAATTGGAAGTTGACCTATATCTTTTAATGAAAAATTAGCTAAATTAGGATTAATACGTACTAAAGCGGCTTGGGCAATAGTACCAATTTTTGGTGCCAAAGCTACTGCACCGATAGTTAATAAGAGAGGAATAAAATCTTGTAATGCACCAATAACCTTAAGAACAGATGTAGCAACATTAGTAAAATCACTAACTAACTTCTTAATTGCTTCGTTTTGTGTAACTTCTATAGCTAAATCTTGAAAATTAGTGCGTAATCTTTCTAAACTCTGACCTATATCATCTAACCTAGAAGCGGCCTGACGTTCTACTGATCCACCTGCTAGAATTAATGATTGCTGAATACGACCTTGTACTTCAGGATCACGAACTTCTCGTAACAAAGCAAGTAAGCGGGCAAACTGTCTTACACCAACCAATTGTTGAGCAACATTAATTTGCTCTTCACCAGATAATGGAGAACCCGAACCAAACAATTCAGCCAATTGTTGAACTTGACCCAATACATTATCAGCGGTAACACCCAATTGCCGCAATAATTGTTGAGACTGAGGATTAAGTAATCTACCAAAACCAGTCTTAAAAAAAGTACCTAATGTTTCAGCCGATTCTCGCGTACTTTCTCTCAATACCGAAAACAATGCTATAAATTCTTCAATCTGGCCACCCGCTGTAGCAAACGTAGCACCACCCCGTTTAACACCTTCAAAAATATCAGCAGATTCAACAGCAAAATCGGCAGCAAACTGATTAACCAAATCTAAAATACGACCCGTATCATCCAATTCTTTATTAAATTGGCCCATAATAGCCAACAAACCAGAAGTAGTTTGTTCAATACTACCAAAGGTTGCCGCCAAAGGAATACGAGAAATCTGCTCAGCCACGTTTGCTAATTGTTGTGGGTCTTTGAATCCAGCCTGAGCAAACGTAAATACGCCACCCGCAATTTCAGTAGGTCTTACTCCTGTAGCCCTAGCACTTGCCCTAATACTACGAGCAATCTTATCTACTCCTTGTGGTGTAATAGACAATACCTGTTGAATTTGTGTTACCGATTTTTCAAATTCCAATGCGGCACTAGTAGCTTGTCTGAAAGCGTTTACAACCTGAAAAATAATTAAACTACCAGAAAGAAAAGCACCGTAACGTTTAAATGCTAAGGCTGCTGCCTCTCCAAATCCTCGTAAAGTTACACGACCTCTTTCGATAGAAGCATTTAATTTATTTTGCTCTTTTACTCTACTAACAATAGTTTGTGTTTGAGCATCTATTGGTCGCCCACCCTGACCACCACGACCAATAATTTGTTCTCGTAATCTTAACTGTTCACGTAGTAATTTTACTTCTTCCGTTTCAGGAATATTAAGTAATTTTTGTAATCTTTCTGCTTCTGTTAATAATTTATTAAAAGTTTCGCGTTCTTTAGCGGCTCGTTTTAAATTTGCCGACAAAACATTAGCGTCTTTAGCTTCCTTTTCTAATACTAATACTGATGCTAGAGTACGATTAATAACTTTATTGATACGATCCGCTAAATCATCTAATCCTTCTCCCCTACGAATCAATTCATCTAAAACTTTATTAGGATCGGTCCCCGCAAATTCGCGTAATATTTCTGTACCAACTTGTCGTTGACCTGTTGCTATAGTTCTACGATCCGCTCCCCCTACTACATCAGCCGCACCACGTTGCAAACGACGAATATTAGAAAGAAGTTTTTCTTTTTCTTTTAAATTTCTAATAGTTTCGCGTTCGGCCTTCCTCGCTTCTTGTTGCTGTGTTCGTGCGGTATTTTCTAATTCTTTACGATAATCTTTAACTAGTTGTGTTAAAACTTTTAAAGCGACTGTTTGATCCCCCAATTTACCAACATCGGTCGTAGGAGTTAAAATTTCTGTTAATTTATCTACAGAAACCCCCCCTCGACCTTGAACAATAGCATTAAATGCCTGTCTTGTTACTGCTTCAATATTACGCACGCGACGAGTTACATTCTTTTCAGCTTTAGTGAACAAAGTCTCAATATTATCAGTAACTCTACCAATAGCACGACTAGCATCAGTATTAGTATTAGAAGCTGCTCTACGTAATTCTAACAAAGCATTAGCTAAATTACTGATATCACGAACCTGTTTATCCGATTCACCAACAATTTTAAGCGGTTTTAATTGTCCCTTACCTAAAGCATTAGCTACTTTGGTATTAATTTCGCGTGCTACTTTATCAGCATTAATAACGCCTTGTAAATCTAATACTGAAGGTATATTAATAGGTGGCATCTAATTAAATCCATCCCCAAATAAATAAAAAGTGGGTCTATCCCCACTCTTTTATTCACTATTCTATATGATCTTTTTATTATTAAGACTTACTAGAAAATTCCTCTTCCTTAGAAAATTCGTCTTGGTCAAGTCCCCAAGCATCTTCCACAAGCAGATTTCCATTTTCATCAATTAAATTACCCTCTAGATCAATTAAAGCACCATCCTCATTAATAAATCGACCTTTCTCATCAATTAATCGACCATCTAAATCAACGAAACGACCCTTTTCATCAATAAGACGTAGTTCATCATCCATATAACCCATCGCTATTAACCATCTAACTTCATATAATTCTTTTTCATAATCTAAGTCAATACCAGTAAAACTAGTGATAAAATTTTTCACTGCTTCAGCATATACTGGACTATCAGTATCATCTTTAAAAGAATCATAAGACGGCCAATATGGAGAACCATCTTCTTTTACCGTACAAGCATAAACAAAATATTGCATTTGCTCGTTTTGAGCATAATTCTCTACACTTTGACTAAACATTTCAGTTAATGATTGTCCAACCTCAACAACCTCTTTTCTTAATTTACGAATCTCTAAAGCAAGTTTACGACCTTGAGTTTTATCAATTCGTTTTCCATCAACCACACCACTCTTTAATTGTTTAGTCTTAAGCCTGATCTCTTTTCGTAAACGATCAAGTTTTCTTTCATCTGAGTCAGTATCTAACAAATTTTTCGCCTCTAATGTACGTTCGATTTCTAAACGTAACGGCATACCATTAGACAACGCTTCGTTCCATGCTTTAGCATAATGTCGTTGGCTATGTAATCTGATTTCCGGGGTAATAGGTAGTGTTATTAGTGATTGGGTTGATCCATCAGACAACGTAACAGTAAAAGTTTTAGTATCAATCATTTCGACAATCCTTCCTTAAATTAACAAATATCACTTTATCGTTTTTAAATTCTATTTTATAATTATCCAATTCGTCCAAAATAGCCCTCAATTGGACATTCCCATTATCCAAAACCGCCTTCCTATACTGCTTATACACCGATAACCACTCTAAATGATCTTCATCCAATTGAGTTTTATCATCAATATCATGTCCCCATAATTCACCGAATAATTCTTCTAATTGGGCAAGAGGATAAATAAACGCTGTTCTCATACGAGTAGTAATCATACTTCTTAACAAATTCTTAAATGCCTCCTCTTTTCGATTTTTTACCACATCATTAATTTGGTGTTTTAAATATTGATATTCTGACATATTTTATCCTATCTAGATCGTTTTTTAGCCTGTTCGATCGCTATTTGATTTTTAATCATTTGAATATTAGTTTTAGTATCCGGCATTTGTCCTTCGTGTAAAGTTTTTGCTTCCCAAAGAGCCTTAGACCTGCTTTTCAAACTCTTTTTACCTATTTGAGAATTCAACTCAAACACCTTTTTAGCATCTTCTACAGTATCAACTGGAATTGCTATTTCTTGTAAACTAGTACCACCTACAACACCTCTTTGTTTACTATTAAACTTATCTCTATTATTCTCTTTGTTTCTCTCCTCTTTTTGTGTTAGTAACCATTGGTCCAACAAATCATCATCATTAATTATTTCTTCAGAAGGTCTATCCATACTTTCATAAACATTATCATACAAAATAGACCACGAAACCAATAATCTTTGATAATCTGTCACTTCACACATTGGATGTGTAAATAATCGTCCGGTTTTACAAGCTCCTAACCACACAGTTCTCCAAGGATCGCTACGTGCTAATAAACGAATGTTTTTTTCGTTCAGTCTCTCATCAAAAAACGAACGATTCATCAGATTAACTAAAAACATATCATTTAATTTTAAAAATTCAGATATATTCGACCAAAATGAATTACCATAAACGTCTTTAGTCAAATAAAATAATAAATACTTATATCTACTATTAATTGCTAAACTTTCAGCACACTGATTATAAAGAGAATTTCGGGCAGTACTTAATTTTTTAATACGTAATTCAGTATGTTCTAATTCTAATCGCAACTTGTCTTTTTTCAAACTCTGAAATTCTACTTCTTTTAATTGCCTACCGATTTCTTTTTTTCTTTCCAATAAACGTTGATATAATTCGTCCTTTTCATCATTCCAAATATAACGTTCTCTAAGAATAATATCTATTTCATCCTTGGTTGGTACACCATAAATACGCAATTGTTCCAAATCTTTCGTATATTGTAAATTAGATAGTTGCCGATAATAAGGCGAAGGATCAGAAATCACATAAATATGACCCTGATCCTCTATAATACTTTTGCCCAAAATTATACGATCACAAAGATCTTGCAAATCCTCAAACAACATATCCTTTGTCCATCCACTAGAAATCTTAAGATCAATTATTGGCCAGCAGGATCATTATGTGTAGAAGTTACTGTTAATGTATTAAAAGTGCTATAATTATAAGTTACAGTAACATTTCCACCACCAGTATCGCCACCAGCAATATTGACCGAAGATAGTTTGTTCTTGGTACCTAAATCAATAATAACGCCTTGATTCAACCACACCTTAATAGGTTGATTACTGAGGTTATCACCAGTAGCCTGAACATCAATATTGTCGGCATCTTCTGATGCAGTAATATCGATAGAAGTCGTAACTTCTGTGGGGAACTCGGCATATCGAAAATATGGTCCTTTAGTACCTAATTCAAAAAGTTCAGTACGCCCTAAATTAACACCAATAGTAACATTTTGAATGTGAGCAGAATAACCATCACCAGATGGTTGGTTAATATTTGCACCATCAATACCCGGAATTTCAGATGGCCACAATGAGCTAGCCATAATTACGTTTTCACGTCGTTGAACACCACCACTAGAAAGAACGGGTGTTTCTGTTGCTGTAAACAACTGACCAGACTGGAAAATAATACCACTAGGAGTAAGATTAAAAGTCTTATTGTTACCTACCAAAGTGATAGATTCTGTAATATTACCTTGAACCGGGATATTCCAGTTAATAGCAGAAACGTATGCTCCCGATATAAGCATAGTTGTTAACGGAACACCAGTAGCATATTCTAAAGCAATATCATAATATGTTAATGCTACCATGCAACGTTGGTCATTATATCGTGCAGCCAAAGTGGCAGCGGATGCCCCCGGAGTTGCTAAATGCTCTAACAGAGCATAGCCGTCAATAACTTTATCCACCGTCATTTCAACATTAGGAATTTCTTCAATATTTTCATAAATATCCAACATACCTAGTTGGAATACCTGTTCTAAATTAAAAGTGGTATTAATACTAACACTTTGGACACCACGAGCAGGCTGATAACCCGTAGGCGAAACATGAAGAACGCCAGTAGCATTATTTAATGGCATCCCGTGCCGAGCAAAAGAAACAGCATGTAATGGATAGTAAATACGAGGATTTCCGCCCATAATTTATATCACCCTTATAACTGTAATATTATACACTATTTTTGATTACACGGGAAAAACATTGCATTCTAGACCAACCGTTACTTTACTATGATAAACAGGTAATGGGGAGTGCTTCAATTTCTGATATTTAGAATTTTCAAAAAATCTAGAATAATTATTAGCCGGATATCCTGATACCATCGCGGGAAAAGTCAGTGCCCCATTATTTATTGAACCACTAATATTTAATGGTCTAGGAGCTGTCTTTAAATTATACATTTGTATTGTTTTATTTTCCATCATATAACAGATATCGGTTAATTTTCTGTTATCAGAAGGATTAGCGGACAATAAATTAAATTCTATATTAATTTCAGCTACTTTGCCATGACCTCCCAATTCGATTCCCCGTAAGGTACGCATGGTGTTAATACCCACAAAAATTGCAGGTAAATATGCTCTTTCTTGAATATCATAATTTAGGCCCGAACCACCCGTTTTAGATATCCAATCTGTAGTAAGTTTTCTATAAATATAGCCTTCATCTTCATACACACTAACCCATCTAATAGTATGGGGACATTTAACTATATTTGCAGAATCCAAAGGATTATCAAACACAATATGCCCGTTAGGATAATCTATATGATAACCCGTACCACTAAATTTTGCACCAGTACCAACAAAACCACCATCAACTAAAATACCAGAAATTTCAATAGGACTATTACCGCCTGTAAAACTTAATATGATACCCGTTTCCCATACCCAATCAGGTTTAAAACCGCGATATCTAGTATAATTAGTGATACCACTAACATTTAAAATTGGTTGTAATATACTTTCGTTGGTACCAAAAATATTATTTTGATCTATTTCAATGTTATAATACGCACCAATTTCTAGTAATCCATAACGCATGTAATCAACAATATTACGTAAAATAATATCTTGTAAAGTTGGATCACCATAAAAATTATTAGCGGATAATAAATTAACCATTTCTCAAAACATTCCCGAAAACCGTTTCTACTATATTTTGGGCATCTTCTTGCCAAGTTAAATCATTTAATATATCAATAATAAAGTTTTCATTTTCGGCAAAAGTATAATCTCCAACACTCCAACCACCCCCATCTTTTACCATAATTGCCCTACCAGAACGACTAATTGAACCAATATTCACATTTTTTAATTCATAATCAAATCTAATAGAATATCCATCAATATCTCCTATTCCCTCTAATAACCATTCCAACCAATTAATAATATCACCTTTCTCAGTGATATAACTACCATCTAATTGCGATTGCAAAATCTCTTGAAAACCTACCACAGTAATATTAAAACTGAATTTCCCATAACTACGGCGTATAGGAGTTACTTGTAAAACTTCTGATAAACCAAAACGAATCTGACTATCAACATCTATAGCACTAGGAGCAGGATCACGACCAAAACCTAAATGTGCGGGTAAATCAAATTCTTTATTTCCTGAAAAATCTCCTATTAATGCCTGATGAAGTAGGGTACGGTCATAAGCTTCAACAAATTTTTCAGATAATTCAGGTCGTATAATATTTAAAGACTCACGCACACGACGTAAAAATTCCTTGCTGTTAGCAACATTATTAATAATATCTTGAATAGGTAATTTACCAATTTTTATAGCCATAATAAAAAATTACTCATTCATTACCGTCCAATATGTGGTAGTATACTGTTTTCCAAACAATCCATGAGGGGTGTCTTCATAAATATTCGTCCATTTACGACCATCTACTTCAATATAAATAGCATTACGTAATTTAATGCGATCAGATGTTAAAGAAATAATTTTACAAATATTAGCATCATCTGCAACACCTATCTGTTGTGCAGATGGTAATAATTTTTTACCACCAAAATACGCTCTTACCGTTAAATTTTCCGGAACAATCTTATCCTTAACACCGCTAGCATCAATATCCGATTTTCCCTGAGTATCATAAATCTGAGTTCGACCACCTAAAAAATCATAACTTTGTGGTTCTTGCGAAAAAGGAACAGTAATAGGATCATAATCATAAGATTTATAATACACAGTAATAGTAGTATTATTTACTTGAGTTCGGATGGCCTCAGCACCATCTTCATATAAAGTAGCAAGTAATCCTGTTGGTAAATTAATAGACATTTCCTACACCACGATCGTTTTCATATACTGGCCAAGGATATACAGGACCATCTGACGAAGAATAAGGGCCAAGAATACCCAATCCAGCATATCTGTTACCTTCTTTGAATTCTTTCAAAGCCTCTTCGTAAGCTTCACACATAGTTTTAGTTCCTTCTTTTAAGGAACCTATACGATTAGTAGTATCCACGCTAGATTTATCATCAGTAATTTTAAAACCCGCTGACGCTAATTCTTTTTTGGTTTCAGCTCTAGCAATAGTACAAGCGGCCTTTAAAATAGTAAGATTACCCAAACCAATTGGGGCACCTGTTGGGTCGGCGGGATCAGGTGTAATAGTTAGATTAGTAAAATTTACAGTATATGGACCTCCTATACCCCATTTTTGCAAGCCATCCCTTACTTGGTCAAAACTGATAATTAAGAACGACTTAAGTTGGTTATCAGTCCAACCACTTGTTAAATCGTTGATAACATACCTTAATTTCAATGGCCATTCAGTATCCCACGCCATAATTATATCCTCGGTATTTGTTTCTCAATAATAATGCTGCGTTGCCTGTGTGTTAAATATGTATTACCTGTCGTCCAAGCCCATAAACCCACAAAAAACTGGCCATCGGTAATACCAGAAGATTGAAGCCCACTAGAAGCTAGAAAAACAGAAACCGACCTAACACCAGTATTTACCGTAAATAAACCCGAATGTGTAAATGAATTAAGTGCTAAATCGGGTGAACTAGTATTAATTCCACTAGCCATAGAAAAATACCACCCACTAACCGTAGTAAAATCTAAGTCTTGCCCATCTTGTTGGATATTATTAAATACCAACGTAATATCACTATGTTCTGGAAAAATAATATCTGGCATACAACAATATATTCACTAGTTAAAATTTATCGAAATAGATGGACCACTATTTAGACTAGTCTCTTTTTCAACATCACTGTTTAAATTAGTATTTTTAGACAAACTATTATTGAAATGGGTGTTTTTTTGGGGACTACGAATCATATTAATAGAAGCATAAGGACTACTCAATAAATTTGTACCCATTATACCCTCTACACCAGCAGGAACACTACCCTGTACATAAGCCGATAAATTGATAATGAAAGTAGTATCTTCAGGATCATTTGATCCTATGGACAACATACCTTGTCGTAATCCCACAACACTACTATTCATAGAAAAAAGTACACCAGTCTGTGTACCAGATGTAATAACTAAATTGGACTCTAAAGGACCATTAACCAAACTAACAGCCCCACTAGTTACAACACTAGTAACAGTAAGATCAGAAGCACCATCGTTTCTTAAATATATTATACCTGTAATACTATCCAAATAATTTCCTGTACCAACAACATATAAACCACTATTATAAAATCCGGTAGCATAACTTTGATATACGTTTAAATCAGGACGACCTAAATAATAATTTTTTGCAGTGCGAAAAATAATCTCATCAAATAAACAAACTTCATTACTACCCTCACCGGCTTTAAACCATTGAAAATGATATCCACTAGTATCAATACAAGCTTTTACTAAATCTAACGCGAACCTAACCGGCATACGCATATTAAATGCACCAACATTTCTAAATACATTATAACCATCTACCCAATGTGATGCATATTTACCATGTTGGGCACATACGGTAGCAACCTGCTTAATATTATAAATATGTCGATTTAAAGAAATAGAAACCAAATCCATATAATCGTTACCAGACGAGCTTAATCCCAATGTACTCAACCATAAACCCGTAGTGCTATTGTTATTAAATAAATTGTTCCCAGGTCCATACAAATTCATAGTAGCACCATCAAAGTCATAAATATTACGATCAAAGCCACGAAGATAACGTTTTAATTCATAAGTCCAATTTGTTTTTGTAGCAGGATGTATACGATAATTCGTTACTTTGACAAGAGGATCAATATTTTTAACACCAGAAACAAAAGTTTTAGACATCGTATAAGCAACACAAGTAATACTCAAATTTTCCCGCCAATCCTGAAAATTCCAATTAACAGGATCATTAGGACTGACACCTGTATTTACAGTAAGTAATGAACCACTAACAGTAGTACGATCATTAAATATACCAGACAAAGTTCCTGTACCATCTAAAATTTCTACATTATATCTAGTGTCATCTATGGCATTTGGATACCAACTATAAACATCATCATCACCCGGACGCTCTTCCATATCCATATGATAAAAATGTGGAAGCGTGATACCAGGTCTATTTGGTATTTTTTCGTTAAAAACGTCAACATATTGTTGCATTTGTACAGAATTTAATTCTACACCTGATGCCGAATAATAAACCTCGCTACGAGACTCAATAGCCGCCGTTCCAGTAACGGCATCACGCCAATTTACATTAAGGGCATAACCAATTAGCGGATCGGTTGAAAAATCAGGGTTAGGATGTCCCCAACGTTGCAAACATATACCATATCCAATATATGGTCGATTTAAAGCATCCATGTATTGTTGATTATGAGATTCTATATAATTTAATAGGTTAGTAATTACACCACTGATATTGATTCCTTCAGGACTAGGATAGACTGTTCCTTGTCCTGAAGGTGAAACGCTATTAGGATTTTGAAAATTAATTTTAACTAAAGGCTGTACTTCATAATGACTCCATATTTTATGTGTAATGGGTACAGCTTCGTTAATAATAGGATCAAAAGTCAGATTATAAAAAAAACGTAATGGGGTTTCAGCAACAATGGCATTACCAGATATAGCATATATGGTTTCTAATATTGGCATTACGCTAATAATGCCGCTCATATATCCAGTACTATTATTTGTGATAGACACTATAAAACCAGTAGTTGCCCCACTACCTAAAGTAATACTATCATTATCACCAATAGGATAGGATACAAATGATAAATTACCACTAACCCACAAATCACCACTAGTTATGGTATGATTACCGTCAGATAATAATTCAAACGTACGTTTGTTAGCAGCAGAATCACCACTAGCAATAATTCCCCAAGTGGCAGTAGAACCACTAGGAATAATTCTACCAGAGGCCCATTTTATCCAAACCGACATTTAAATTCCTCTTAATGTATAAGATAAACTTCCCAATGTATTTAAAACAGGACGTAGCACATAATCAGTAGGAGCAAGAGTAAAATACATTTTGCTGACTTGAATGCCACTTCCTATAAAATCATCTAAACGAAACAACAAAACAAGTTGATTATAACCAGTACTATTTACAGTAGATTTTTCTGCTAAACGTAAAGTATATAAATACTCAGTCCAATTAGAAGTAAAACCCTGATTACTTAAGAGGGCGACATTATTATAATTACCAGAAAATCTTAATATCAAATCCCCGGTAGCGATAGAACCACTAGGATATGCTCTAGCACGTACACCAATGGTCATTGTTGCCGCACCTATTAAAGTTGTTAAATTTCCTAATGGTGTCGCTAAATGTACTTCTATCCGTTCTGCATTACCTATACCACTTCCAAATATATAATCGGTATCATATACCGAAGCCAATGCTTGATGGTGTGTATTATACAATCCGGTCACCTGCCAAACATTAGATAATAAGGTATTGTTTGGTACTAAAAATTCAGTGGTCATAAATTATTATAATCCTATTTTAGATTGTATTAGGGTTATAATCAAAATTACCATACATTGAGACTTTAGCACTACCAGTAGGTGCTATCGCCCACACTGCAAAAATTTGATCATCAGTATAACGATAACTTTCCCCGCTAACTAATAAAATACCACTATTTACATTAGGTACTAAACTATTAAAACCAAAAACAATACCAGACGACCCCCTATTAGCCACTACAACCTCTGATAAAGCACCTTTAGAACCAGAAGCACTAAATAATAAAGCACCACTAATATTTATATCAGTTCCCGTAACAGAAAAGCCACCATACATAGGATTCATACGAGAATTTTCAGCATATAATCCATCGGCAGACATAGCGGTATTTAAACCGGGCCAATTAAATGTTTTATGATTATATCCATACCGTACCACGGTATTTCCCTGATTAATTCCAGACGAAGCATTAAGAGTACGTACTGACATTATATGGTCCCCTTATTCATTGCTATTACTACATAATTATACACTAAATTAGAAACGCCGAGCGTTAGCCCGGCATTTCCACATGGAGAACAGCATCAACTATGGAAGGCTAATTATAGGGAACCTAGCAATACTCGACGAGAATCTAATACTGCAAACCCAATTTCAGTATGACCATAAAACCCAAACAAGCCTCGACGGTGTAAAAGATTATCTTCAAAAAGCATCAGTTCTTCACGAACAGGATGAATAAAAGAATCGTTTCGTTGTCGATCTAGACCAACAACAATTTCAACATCCGAAGCTGCCATTGAACCACCAAGAGTATTAGCAAAATAATTTTGATACTCTTGAGCTTCACCCAATTCATCTAGAGCTTTTATTCTTACACCAAAAATCGTAGTTTCATCAGTTTCGGCACTATTGTAAATTTGGGCACGAACAATGTCGGGTACCAAATCTAATGTCCAAGCCCGAATATCCATCATTGCTTCGGGTGATACATAAAGATCAGTCAGTTTGGCTCGATCTACTGTACCAGAATTACCCCCGCCTTGTCTACGCATAAATGTTTGTAATAGCGTAATTAGACGTGGTGTAAATTGACCGGCCGCAGCATTAGGATCATTAACAATTACGTTACGATCAACACCAGCAGAAATTATTGTTTGCCAACCATCATCATTCATTTTAGCAAAAAAACCCGCTTCTAATACTTCAAGCATACGCTGAATAACAGGCCAATTTGCATCACGAATAAACCGACGAGAACAATCAATGCTATTAGCAATTTGATAAGTAGGAACCATTAAGTAATCGGCTTCTACTCGTTTCATAGGAATATAGCCTTCGCCGGGATGAACATAGGCATAAAATTCATCTTCATCACCCGGCGTTAGTAAATCTAGAGGGAAACGGACATTAGGATTTGTAGTAAAATCCATTGGTTCATAAATACCATCTAGAATAGGCCCTTCAAGCAAGGTTTTGCGAATAGGTAACTCAACAGCAGTTATAATTTCTCGTGCCGCTTGAGCTGACTCAACCGGGTCATTAGAAAAAACCTTTTGGAATTGAGCCACAATAACATTAGCTTGTTCTCGCGTTAACTTATTGAATCTAGATTTTCGCCGAGCCATATTATACCCCTTTGTTACCTATTAATAATCAATTAAAGATCTACTTCAAATTCCGCAAAACCATCTGCGTCTTGAGTAGTCCATAATTTACCTACATATGGGAAACCACTACCCTGCAACACACCAGTAATTGAGGTTTGACCATAACCCTCCCCAATGGCAATTAAACCATTAGGACCACAGAAACCACTAGCAGGAAGTGTAACCGCACCACTAGCTGTATTTAGATAAAATCTGTCAGTAGTAAAACGGCCTCGTTTGGCGATAAGTACCTTACTACCTACCTGTACTTCAAACTTATAAGGATTTAAAGTTTGACGTGACAAATCAATATTCACAACGTCATTCAAAAGCATACCAACAGGTCGGGCACCCGATCCATTAGCATTAAATTCAACTACACGACTAGAAGAATCTAAACCGGCACCTAAAGCACCGCTAGCAGTAGATGTATACGAAACAATAGCACCACGACTACCCGTGGTATTCATATAACATGAAATATCTTCTGATTCTTGACTGTAAACTCTATGTGGTTTAAGTGCCATAAGTAAAATCTCCGTTGTATAACTTATTTATACCCAAAATTAGTCCTTTTTATCATTATCAGACCATAATTCGTGCATTGCTTGAGCAAAGGCTGTTGGTTTATCTGATTGAGTAGTAACAGTACTATCTATTACTAGATCATCTTCCTTAGTTTTAGCAGATGCTAAAGCATCAGTAATCGCTTCAGACGACTTTTTCTTATCACTTTCGGTTACATCAGTAGATTTAGTTTCTGAGGTAGAAGTAACTTCAGTAGATTTACGTATAACTTGTGCTACAGAAACAATACGAGCAAATTCAGTATCCGACATACTACCTAGGGCTTCTTTAGCCTTATTTTCATCTTTGTCAATGGCTTCATTAGCTTTAAGCTGTACTAATTCGTTAAACCGACGCTCACCTAATATACTTTGCTTCACTTTAACTAATTCAGCTTTAGTAGTTTCTAATTCCTTATCCTTTTCCTTCATCTTTTCAACATCTTTTTTATATTGTTCATTAGCTTCTACTAATTCTTTATTAGCCTCAGTTAATTTATTAATTTCGGCTTGTAGTTCGGTTATTTTTTGTTCAAAATTGTCGGCTTTAGTATCAGTCATAGTATCACCTTCTTTGATATTGGCTTTAGTTTTTAATGTGTTAACTAGATTCTTAATATGGGCCTGATACACATTTTCATCAATATAATCTACTTCAGCTTCAGTCTTGGTTAGTTCTTGACCAGTAGGTAGGGCAATCTTAACATTACCATCTTTAGGTTGACCAATTACTTCACCAACTACCGAACCACCAGTTACCGCCCATTTGACATATTTAGACATGATTAGTATCCCATAACCCTATTTCATCTAAACTATAAGATAATACACCATTTTCTAAATTTTTATTACAGTTTCCATCAAATTCACCAATACTAGCCTCATCTATCTTCTTAAATTTATCGGGTAGAGTATCATCGGTATGAGAAAGGAAATCAGTAAAAATAATAGATTCGGGGTTAGCAGGAGTTTCTACTATTCCCATACCCGAAAAAACAAAATCTTTTAACCATCGACCAATTAAATATTGCTCCCCATCAATTTTAACTCTACCTTTACCACCATAAGCACGTAAATTAGAAGTTAATTTGGATGTAACATCGTTTCTAGGTAAAAATTGTATGGGCGAATCTACATCTTTACGTAAAGCATATCCGAAATCAGCAAAAATACATTCCATAGAAACAAATATTTTATCATCCTGAATTTTTTCTTTAATTTCTTTTATTATTTTTGGAAAATAAGCCTCCCAAAGAAATGCCCCAACCCCTAGATGAAAAAAATCCGGCATATCCTTTTTATCAAGATAAATATCATTATAATCCTTATCCATTAAAAAACAGTTATTAATAACACCTAAAATAGTATTTTTCGTAGTTTCTCTACCGGCATGATTTAAATTAACTGGTTTGTATAGGGGTGTTTGGTATGCTTTATATGTTTCTTCTACGCTAAAAACATCGTCATTTTTGTTCCAATTAGTTGAAACAAGAATACAGTAAATTTTCATTAAATCTATGGACAACCATTCTTTAATATATTCTTTGTCACTATCGTATTTAAAATATTTATGTCCTGCCTCTACAATCTTATTTTCTATCTCAGTCGGGAATTTCAAACTAGCACAGACCTCTATAGAATTTTTAGAACTTAAAATGTTTTGTAGTCCGGCTTTAATTTCGTTATCATAAATTTTCATAATACACTTAATCTCCCCAAACACGACTATAAGCAATTAATTTCAACATTTTACGGTCTTCTAAAGAAATTATACCCTCTACACTAGCTTCCGAAAGTAAAATTTTATATTCTTCATCAAAATTTTGATATAAATCTTTGTCCATATTGTCAAAATATTCTTTTATTTTATCTTGTGTAACTTCTTGAAAAGGTACGCATTGTATAAATAATTGATTTTTATATAATTCTAATTCCGTTTTTCGTTCTTTAGTTAGTTCTCGAACCGAGCCGACTGACCAATAATTTAACATTAAATCGGTCACAAATTTATCAATAATATTATAAATATTATTAGCCTCAATGACTAACTTACCCATAGGCACTTCTACTTTATTTGGTCCGCGAGTTCTAGGTTGACTATCTTTTGAACCTGGTGGACGCCCATTTGGTGACTTTCTTTCTTCCAATTTACGTTTTGTTTCATTATTGCTATTAGTAGATTCTTGTTGTATTTTTCTTAATTTAATTTCGTGTTTATGTTGTGTTTCGATTTGTGGATTATTAAATGTACCCGCTTTAGGTGGCCTATCACCAGTTTTACGCTCTATTTCTTGTTGTCGTACTCTAGATAATTCAAAGTCTGGGATTTCATCCAATAATTCTAGTATACGTTCATCGGGTAAAATATTACGATCTACTAATTGTAACAACAAATTATAATAAACACGCTCATCATGTAAATCAGAATGTGTAAATCGAATTTCAGGTCGTTTGCGAAAACCCATCTGATTATGAATAATATCAATTTCCTTTTCTAACCATTCTTTAATAACACGACGACCAGCCTCGATTCTTTTAATAAGATTTTTTAATCCAACAGTGGTATTACCAGCAGCAGATTGTTTATTTAAACCACCAATTAGATTTTCTGGAACACCCAAACCTAATAATATGGATTGATAATTTTCTTGAACCCCAATAATTTTATCAATTGGTGGATAAAATTCTTCTAATTTAATAGCACTATCCCAAATAATATCTACCGAACCACCACCTACATTTTGTTCCAAAATACCCGCTAACTTACTTCCCGCTACTGGTGATGGTAAAAGTTCCATTGTATGATCGCCCAATTTCCATAAACGCACTACATTAATTAAACCATCTAATCCCGCTGTTTTAGCGGTTTTAAGTTTATTATTATAAAATATATCCCCCAAAATAGCATAAATAAATGATCTTGCCCAAATCTCATCATCGTCCTTTTTATAATAACCAACAAAAATTTTATCTGATGGTAATAAAATACTAACACCATACATTTGGTTGTTAGTAAAATTCTTTTTATCAAATAGTTTCTTAATTTCATCTGGTACGTTTTGCATAATTAAATCCCTAATTTTGGGATTTCTAGTATGAATATCTTCAAAATTAGACAAAGGTACCGATAACGCATATCTTTTTTCTTCTGAAAATGTAGCTAACTTTTCTCCCACCAAATCAACCCGAGAGGGATCATAAAATATATATGAAATAGGAATTTCTACCGTAGCAGAATGAACGATAGAAAAATCTTTTATTTGACGTAGTTTATTTAAACTTTCACCATCTAAAATACCCACGTTTCGTCTAACAACTACATTACCAGTTTTATATAACCAATTAGCAAAACGCTCAGCTCGATCAGCTAAATTAACTTTTTTAGCCCAGTTTTGATAAAACGTATTGGGAATTTCATCTTCATGAACAATTTGAACACCTTCAGCAGCAAATTCACTCATTAAATCTACTACTGAACGAACAACACCTACACTATCATAAGCGTGTCGGCATAATCGCATAATATTTTGTAATTCCTTTTGGGAATTTCCGGTAGGAATTCTTTCGTTAGGACGAAAATATTCATAAACACTTCTATCATAAGGAGAACGAACCTTAGTTCCCTTATCTGAATCACTAAAAAACGAACCTACCGCTTCTTTACGATTATTAATTTGTCCTACGGCGTGATAAAAACCCGTTTCTGAATCTTTAATTCCATCAGGAAAAGATTGATAAGCGGTTACAAATTTATCCGAAGCTGTTCGATCGGTCATATTATAATCCTATTACAATAGCATTGTAATACTATACACTAAATTAATAGAAAATTCTTCTGTGTCCGTTCGATTGTTGTGAATCTCTACCCCCCACCAAACCACCCACATGACCAATGTTTTTCATACGAGCAGCACCCTTTCCAACATACATTGGGCCAGATAAGTTTTGTTTATCTTTACCATAATTTTGGGCTACTCCCCCAACAAAATCAACTGATACAGGATAATCATTTTGATCAACAAAACGCCAACCCCAATTAGCAAGCATCAAAGCAGTAAACCGATCCTTTTTTAATTGTTTTTTAACTTCTTCTGAATTCAAACCAACTATTTTAGGTACATCCCACTTTTCTTGTCCTGTTGAGGTTTCTGTACGCTTAATTAAAGCAGTTTCTTGTTTACATTGTAAAATTTCTAAATGTACATCCTCAATAGTATCATAAATCTTACCCATTTTACTATCTCTATAAGAGGATAAAGCAACTTCAGCCAAATCGTAATTCGGAAACAAAATTTTCATTTCTAACAAATCTTTTCTTAAGCCTGTATGTGCTTCTCTACGCCATTTATAATCTGAAAATTCTACCACCTTTAAAATATGCAATCCTTTTAACCCTTTTACATCATCGTCATCCATATCATAAATTAAATCATCGTTTTCATCTAATAATTTATCTGGATCACGCAAACCCTCCCTAATAGATACTCCTCCACCCCCCGAATCTAACACAAACATTTTACAATTAAATCTTCGCAAGATTCCTCTAAGAATTTTAATACAAAATGTATGATAGTCTTTAATATCAGAAGAAATGGGTTGGTTTTCATCCTTTCTCAAATTTTCAAATTCTTTACGATTAGTAGTCCACATATAACGCAATGCTTTATAGTTGGTATTTTTTTCAATCACTGCCACCGCAAAATTGTCATCTTCTGAACCCGGATCAATACCTACAATATATTCCTTTTCTGGATTACCAACCAAAGCTGGACCAAAATTAATCACTAATTCATTAGAATCATCTTTAATTGGACAAGTTGCTCTTTCTAACCAACTTGCTAAATAATATCCTTCTGAATCTTTACAATATACCGCTCCGTATTCCATTAAGAATATTTGTTTATCCATAGTTGCTTTACCTTGAGTTAAAATAACAGGGTCCATTAAACCAGGAGGTAAAACATCATATGGCATTCTAATTACAGCATAATTATTGGCATCAATATTGTCATGACGATCAAATTTTAATTTGTCACCATATTCTTCATAAATAGATTTAACATTCCCTCCATGTTTTATTATAGCCGAATACATTAACCAATATTCATAAAAATGATTAAATTCATAGGAAGCAGTACCAGATAATATAATCTGGTTACTTTTCATAATATTATCAATACCTAGTTCAGTCACAAGATCAGGAGTGCGTGGCCCATCGTTATACATTTCATTATATAATTTTTCTACGTCTTTTTTGTATTCTTCAACAACATTACCATGAACACCCTGAGATTTAACAGCAGCGAACCCACGCACTACTGTTTCAAAAATTACTTTACTCACGGAATTATGTTGAACGAAACAATTGCCATACCAACTTTGGGATTCTGGTAATTCAAAATCATATAAACATTCTTTTATAGGCAACAGACATACAGAACTAACCTTAATTCCCTTTTGGTGTGAAGACCAAAACTCATCTACTTTAGCAAAAGCCTCATGTTCAGTATTAAATTTACCCAAATATCTATCTTTACCCTCATAATATGGCCTAGCATAATATAAACCATTATAATATGTAACACCAATACGTTTTTTACGTTCAAATATATAAGAATTATGATATGCCTCATCCCATTTACTTATTTTCAATAAATGATATAATTTAGCAGCATTTTCTCCATGTAAACACAACATCCATTGTTTTTTATCACTTAATTTACTATACCTTGACCCCTTATTACTTAATAAATCTAATTTAAAAAGTATAATTTGTAATTCATCTACTAACTGTTCAGAAACAGAATAGTAAGATACAGCAAATTTAATTTTATTACGACACTTGACTTTAAATGCAGACCCATCTCCCTCAAACAGTCCTTTAAGATAAGCTAATAATACACTTTTAGGAGATTCTAATATACACCAAGGAGTGGTTTTATAATGAGAAGTAACTTTATTTAGTCCTAATTTTTCTAAACAATTACGTAAACGAGTAGAGTGAATACGTAAATCATATTTAGTTTTGCACGTAGTTCCAAATCTCTTATCATATTTCGGTGTCGATATATAACATTTAATATTGAAATCTTTGTATTCGTCCATTAAAAAATTTTTTAAACGTTCATCTGTAGTAGTAATACATATCATATTTTTATTAGTTAGAGTGCCCTCAGAAATAAGTAATCCAATTAAATATCCCAATTTTTCATCTACAACTATATTTTCGTATATTACATAGTCTGTAGGAAATATATACTTATTATCATATATCAAATAATCGTCTGTGGTTAAATCTTTAGCTAATTTCCATCCATTGGTAGTTAACACTTGGTGTATTTTAGAACATTTAAAAGAATATCCATTAACAGTTGTAATTCTATAAACATCGGTCAATGCTGTCTTATGATATCTCATGGGTTTTTCCCACTGACCTTTCCGATTTAATATCTTGAAATCACTTCGTCCATTCTCAATACATTCTCCTAATCGTAATAAACCTCTATCTGTTTCTACTAAAGTATTATAACTACAACAGGCTATCTCGTCTGCAATCACCACGTTAGCACGTTGACCACGAATCTTCTCACCAGTTCCTAAAGGTAAAGCAATAATTTTACTATTCCCCACCGACCATGATGCCATATCTAAACCAATTTTTGGTTCGTTACGAACAATATCTTGTAAAACAGGGGCGTTGTTATATATTTGTTGGATATAATTATAAATTACTTTTGATTGTCGAAATGAAGCACCAACAATAGCAATATTGCATCCTTGACTTAATAATGCTCTCAATATACAATATACAGCCAACAAAAATGATTTAGCCATACCACGACTACCCACCAACAATGGAAGAGGTTTATGCCAGAATGTATCAAGAATAACCGCTTGATATGGTAATATGTCTAAATTAAGAATATATTTTGTAGTAAAATGTAAATATTCTGATCGTAAACATAATCTTACTATATTTTCAGGTATTTTATTATAATCGTCCCACTCAGGATATAATAATTTATTATCATACTTTAATTTGCGAACATCCCCAATCTCCATCCACAAACTATCTAAAAAAACATCTAAATTTTCAGTATTTTTTAAAGCCTGCCTAAGCATCGTTTGGTACTCGGGAGTACCACGAAAAGCTTTATTAATTTCTGTTAAAACATTGATATTCTTATTCATCTGTATTTTCTAAATAATGTTTATTATATATTTGACAAAACATACGGAAAACAAAATCTTCTGCTGTTGAACGGTTTTTCAAAAATAACGTAGGCACTCCATAATTTAAATATATCTCAGACAAACGTTTATTAACAAAATTAGGATGTACCTTAGTCATTCTTTGAGTATAAATTTCCCAAAAATTATATTCCCCACATACTACAATACACTTGTGTTTATATTGCGACATAATCACAAGTTCTTTCTCAAATTGATCCCATTTTTTACATAGGTTGGTTACTAATTCCAAACAATTCTTCTTTTTTTCAACTAATACAGAATCGTCTTCATTATAAAATTCATGACCAACCAATGTATAATCAGCAGCCTCTAAAGTATCTTGATAAATTCTGATTCCTTCGTATTTTTCCCAATTAAAAGGATTTTGTTCCCTAGTATCAACTAGAATTGGAAGGATTGTCTTGTTCTTGTTTTTGCTGGTTTTTGTATCGGGCATTATTAATTAGAGCCGTTTTCATAAATTGAATTTCATAGCGTTTTTCATGACCCGTTACTATTTGATGGTGCTTTGGACATAAAGCAATACCATTTAGTGGATCATATCTTAAATGCATATATTGGGAATATTTTTTGATATGGTGAACTTGCAAATTATCTTTTTCATTGCAATTACCAAATTGGCATTTATAATTATCTCTTGCTAATACCGTTTGCCGCCAAATGTTAGTTTTTTCAGATACACGACCATGAGACAATTGGCGTAAACGTTTTTGAGTAATTTGTTTTAAATTAGGTATAATCATAATAGTGCAGGAATTTCATAAATATATTCTACATTTTCCCGATTATCATCCCATTTTTCGGTTATTTTAATATCACAATCCTCATAACCTATAGTATCTAATAATTTTCTAGTCAAATCAGTTTTTATCGAGGTACAATAATAAAACGGTGACGATGATTCTTCCCACAAATCATTTTTTTCTATAATTTCTTTTTTATATCGATCAAATCTTTCTCCCATAGAAGCATATATTTTATTATTTTTTATTTCAATATCAAAGATACTATGATCCTTAACAAATTGATATCCGATACTTCTATCACATATTTCACTAAAAGATATATCTGTAGTTATATTATAATAATCTAATAAAGATGATTCCAAAACATTAAGACACCGTAAATAAATAGGATAATATTCCATTATATTTCATCCTCAGATATTGTTTCTAAATTCCGAGTAACATCAAACATTATCATTTCTTTAATCCAAACCTCAAATTCTGTAGTAGGATACCACCCCAATACTCGTTTAGCTTTAGAAAAATCGGCACATAAATAATTCACTTCAGCGGGACGATAAAATTTAGGATCAATTTCTATAACTACTTTACCACTTTCTGTATCATACGCCTTTTCTTCTACTCCATTACCATGCCACTCAATATTAATATCAACCACATGAAACGCGGTATTACAAAAATCTTTTACACTACGAGCGACACCAGTGCCAATTACATAATCATCCGGTTTATCTTGTTGTAACATTAAATATGCCGCTTTACAAAAATCACCGGCATAACCCCAATCTCGCTTAGCATATAAATTACCTAATTTTAAAGATGGAATAGTATCATCCAACATATAATTTGCTACCCAATTAGTAATCTTGCGAGTAACAAATGTTTTAGATCTGCGATAATGTTCGTGATTTGTGAGAATACCATTACAGGTAAATAAACCGTATGCTTCACGATATAATTTAGTTATATGAAAACTATACGCCTTAGCCGCAGCATACGGTGACATTGGATTAAAAGGAGTAGACTCATTTTGCACCGTTCTACCCCGTACATCACCCCATAATTCACTAGTACCAGCCTGATAAAATTTTGTGTCTGGCGAATTTAATCGTATTTGTTCTAAAAGACGAACCACACCACCACCAGTAATATCTAAAGTATATTCTGGTTGATCAAAAGATGTATGTACATGACTTTGTGCAGCAAAATTGTATAATTCATCGGGACGCAGTTTTTTAATGATATGCTGCAAACTACCACTATCACACAAATCCCCCTCTACTAACTCCACATCTTGTAAACCCATTTCTTCAATAAAATCTAAAGAAGGATTAGAAGAACGTCTAATCAATCCATAAACTTTTGGGGCAGGATTCATTTGGAGTAATTGTTGAGCCAAAACACTGCCATCCATTCCGGTAAAACCAGTAATAAGAACCTTTTTAATATTACTCATTATTAGAATTTTCCTGTTTCTGAATAAAATCTGATCCATCTAACAAAATTGCGTCATAATTACCGTCCGCAAACATATGTGGGCGTTTAAGTTTATCTTTTTGTCGTTGTGTGGCAATTTTCATTCGTTCATTATAATCACCAATTTCTTTACGACGTTCTTTATCTTGCATCATCCTAACTAAATCCAAAAATGTGTTACCACCAATTCTACGCTTAGCTTCTCTTTGCTCACGAGTAAAATTTAATGAACGTTGTACTTTTTCATATCTATCATATAAATCCTTTAATTCTTTATTAACCTCCTGCTTAGTAGCATTAAGAGAATTGGTCATTTCCCAAATCCAACGATCGCTTTCATTTACTTCTAAATCTAATTCTCTACCAATTAATTGTTGTTTAATTTGTAATTCTTTTTCCTCAATTTCCTTCATAGTTTTTTGATTCGCATCAATACGAATCTTATACATAATTAATAATTCAAGACTATCTTCCTCCGCTAAAGTTAAATCTTCGGTATGAAGTTGATAATTTACCCATTGATTTATAAATGTTTCTACATCTTCAGGCAAATAATGTTTACAAATTTTATGATATCTATCAGTATTTTTGAAATATTCTTTTAATTTTTCAATTTTTTCTTCTTCGGGACCAATTTCTGTAAGTATTTTCTTTCTTTCATTACTAGGTTTACTAGTAATAATAGTACCTCGAACACCTTTAATAATACCTTCCTTTTTTCTAAGCCGAGCCACCGTTTGATGACTACAACCAATTTCTTTAGCAATAGCTTTGTCGGTTAACCGTTGTTCAAGAACAAGTTCCCTCATCCTTGTTTTTTGTTCAGGCGTTAATTTATGTTCAAAATTACTAGGCATGTTCTGATAAAATACTCATAATTTTCTTTTTCAATCTAATACGACAATATGAAGGAATTTTTTCTCCACTCATTAATGCTTCTAAAATAAACCATTCTTCTAAATTAAGATATTTTTTAATAATTTCCCAATATTCTGATTCGATTAAATCATAACTAATTTTTAAATGATCTAAATCGCCAATTATAGCAATATCATATGGTTCTAACAAATTATGATTTTTAGATTTGTGAGGAACAATATACTTATCACGATAAAGATTGACTAGGCGTCGAGCAACAATGGTGTTTAACCAATGTTCCAAAGCCTTCTTTACATCTTTAACCTTACCACGTTTAACATCAAAACCATTAATCGCTTCTAAAACAATACACCATACTTCTTGTTTAATATCATCAGAAGTATAGTAGGCAAACCCTTTATGAGAGTGGTTGTCTGCTACCTTATTTACTATTTCTATAAATTCTTCAGAACTAATTCCTTTGATCTGCATTGGGTCCGTCCTTATCTTTCGTATACAACAATGAATTTAAATCCTTAAATTCCACCTCCTCTTTACCCTTTTTTAATTCTTCTTCTATATCTAATGCTTTACCTTTAGCAACCATAATAAGTTCGGTATTTGCAACAACTTGTGGATTATTTTTCATACTTATGTATACACCAATTTTAGTGTATATAATAAAAATGGGAAGTCCCCATTATTAACCTATCAATTAAAAATAGGAGATTAAGATATGGCGTATAAAGCAAAACCACGATGGACTAGCAAACAAGTTATTTTTTTAAGAGAAAATTATAAAAAAATGACTGACGAACAAATAGCAGAAGTATTAGGTAAAACCCTAAAATCGGTACGTCGTAAAAGAGAAGAAATGGAATTAAAGAAACCTATGGGGTGGGATATAGGTGTTCCGTTTGATAGTCAAGGTAAAATTATTCGTCACGAAACTACAACGGCGGGCGAAACTACAGTTTCTTAATTATTTATTATCGATAGGGAAATGAAAGAATTTTATGTTTTTTTGTAACAAGCTAAGATTTTGTGGAACATTCGATAATTTGTAAGCGTATATATTAGTATGGGGGTGTTTAGTCAGTCTTTGTCAAGACTGACAGATTAATCAAAGATTAATTAAACATCAAAAAAGTGCTTATAGAGGTTTTTCAAGTTTGCGAAGCACTTAATAAAAGCTATATATAAGCTTATAGTAGGAAAACTAATTTATGCCCCCACTTCTTCATAATTTTATTTTTGCTCTTGGTTTAAAACTAGATTCTAAATGTAGTGTTCCAAAAGGAAGTCATATTCAGACTAACTCCGATGATGGAGATACAATACAAATTCCGGGCGATGTCATTGCTAATGAATCTTTAGAAAGATTACGTATCGAAGCAATCAAAATTATCAACGATTTGTTTGATGCTTATACTAAAGATTTAAATGGATGAATCTTTTGTATTAATTAGTTCGCAAGGATTGATAGGAATTTTTTCATCACGAAACAAACTATTGTTGTTTATTAAAAATCACGAATTTCTTGACCAATATTTTATTTGGTATATTTTATCAAAAGATAATCAAATTCGACACAAAGAAAATATTACCAACAAAATTATTCAACATTCAAATATTTGTTAACTATATCATCTATTGCATATTTAGCCCAAGCAGTATATCCAACAGGATCGCGGTCATAGGGATTGTTGCCACCAATAACACAAATACCCTTAGCTTGCCCATCTAACGCCGCTTGTATAATAGCATCCATTACTGACGTTTGAATAAAATTTTTACTACCCATATGTTGGTGCCAAACCATTAGATATATATCTTTATCGGGTAATAAATTATGCCCCACGTCTATTAAATCCCTATACCATTCATACATTTCTTTATAGGTTGCCCCACCCTCATTTTGAGTAATGTCTTTGGGTACGTAGGCTTTCATCATATTAACAGAATAATTTCCATATAACCAAGAAAGGTCGGCAATCGGTGTTTTATCATTAGGATCTTTCCATGACCCCGTTACGGGAATATTATGAAATCCTATTTTAGCATTTGGTAAAAGTTTACCGAAATAATTAAAAATAAAATTATAAACTCGTTTTACTGCTATATTATATAATTCTTTGTCTTCATCTGTTTCTAAATTAACCGACCCATTTCTTTTACCCCATTTTCCCACCAAATTAGCATCGGGTGGAATACCCTCTGAATCTATGTATAATAAACCGCTATATTCGGGATCTATATCCATTTCATCTACGATAATATTAATTTTATCTTTGATATTGGTAATTACTTTTTTAACTTCATCCTGAATTCCATATTTTATATCACGACCAAATTGAAGTAAATTTAATCTAGAAAGACCTAAACGATTATATTTAATCCAATAACATTTACCTGCCATCCAATTTGGACGAACCCAATCAGGTAGAACTGGCGTACCATCATCTGCATGTATTGCCCAATGTAATTCTATCATATAGATATATTCACGGTGTATAACAATTAACAAATAGAAAGGTTAGGTGTTTTATGAAGAACACGGTGTTAGTTTGAAACAATTATTGTTGATGTAAAATTTGGAGAGGGAGGCGAAGATTCTAAATTGTTCGTAAAAGATTTGGCCAAAACATATATTGCATATGCTACAAAGAACGGATTAAAATCGGAATACTTAGAAATATCAGAGGGACGAGTAATCCTGAAAATAATGGGCAGCAATGCTTTTGGTTTGTTTAAAAATGAAGTAGGAAAACATGTTGTGCAGAGATGCCCGCCTACCGAAAACAAAGGACGCCGCCATACCTCTGTCGTTACGGTTTCGGTATTAGATCTACCACCGCCCAATAATTCAAATTTCAAAATTAGTCCTTCTGATATAAAAATTACATGGCAAACCGGAACCGGACCAGGGGGCCAAAATAAAAATCGTTCTAATTCAATGGTGAGAATGCGACACCTTCCTACCAACATTGAAGTTTGTATTGATGGCAAGAGTCCCCAATCGAATAAGGAATTAGCTCTCAAGATTTTAACAGCCCGCGTGAAAGAATTCCAAGAAAATATAGACAAGAACAAATGGGCGAATAAAAAACGCGAACAATGGACTGGTGGGGGTCGGGGCAATAAAGTTAGGACATATAATTTTATTGAATCAAGGGTAACGGATAATATTACGGGTGTTAAAAGTTCCCAAATTGATAAAATTATGAAGGGACATTTGGAATTGTTGCAAAAATAAGGTTGTGTATGAATTTTTGCGGTAAATAGTAATGCTATTCTCCACATTTTGTGCGGAGATTAATTTTATTCAATAGTAACATACATTCGGCATACTCTTGCTTCCATACCACTACTAGAAAAATTATCTACCCGGAAAATTAGGGATAAATCATTGATATCACTGGCAACAACGTCTCGTTCAGCATTATTTAAAATATAAGAATATAAATTGCCGCTGGCATCCGAATTAATTTCAAAATTCAATAATGTTGCTACATTCTCAGAAGAAGAAGAACCTATCCTTAATAACAAGTCTCCCGAAGCTACGGCTCCACTTTGATAAGTATTTACATTAATATGTATGGTAACGGAATAACCACTAGGTAAATTTCCTGTGGTAGCGGCTAATCCAACCCTGAGTCTATTATTATTGCCTGTTTCAAAACTATAAATATAGTCGTTAGGATCGGTAGAATTTAATTTATCAATTATTGTGCCCGACCCATTAATATTCCAACTATTGGACTGATAAACATTAATTGGATTTAACATTTGTATTATACTCATAATTAATAAAGTCATACATTATCTATAAAAAAATAACAAAAAGAAGAATAAACATAAACATTATTGGTTATTATAGATGGGGAGTTCCCATAATTATTGGTTGATTGGAATTGAGTCTAGACCCCGTGCCGGTTTCCGGCCCCCACCCTAACGAAACCCGTACAGTCTATAACCCTCCCCTACCCGCTTTGTTAGGATTCTGTTCTATGCAAACAATCCTGGTTGTCGTGTCGGATTCTCGCACAATATTTTCTCGGAATCCTTGCATGATGGACGATGGTAGGGTACACTCATTGAGGGTTCGGGTAGGCCGGACCTAACGGAACGCAAACAAGGGAGGTAACAACCATGCCGAACACAAGGAAAACGGAGTACCGGGCCTTTGCGGACGTGCGGCACGGAGAGAGATTCCGTGCGGTCGACGATTGGGAATGGTTCCGGCGGATGGGGCCGGAAATTTGGTCGGAATCCATTCAGTCGAATCATCCGGTCACTTTTTGGTATGGGGAGGATGATCCCGCGGCCAATCTGATTGTGGAGGTCGAAGTCCGATAGATAGATAGGGTGGTGTTCACCCTATGTTCTTACAGCCCCAACGGAGTAAGGGATGCAACAATGCAGGCGGTTTCTGGTTCTAACTTTGTTCAGGATTGGCGAACGTCGCCAATCGTCGAGCGGATCAGGATGCTAGACTGGCGTGACAGGCGTAGGTTGCTACGCCAGGTTCGGCAGATTGGGCGATTGCGGAAAACGGTTCCGGGATTGGTTGAGGATGCGGAGTCTTTCATCCGCTTTCAGAAAGGAAACCTTGACGATAAACAGGGACGGTTGGCGAAA